TCAAGAGACACGCCTGAGGCCGCGACCCATGAGCTTGTCCTGCTCAGCTTTAGCCTTCTCGCGCTGGTTGTCGATGTAGGCGGCCAGGTCCGTCAGGTGCACACCGCGTGCGCCTTTCTGGCTGGGCTCCATCCACACCAGCGGCAAGTTGATTTCGCCCCGGGCCACCTTGGCCTTGAGCTTGGTTGGGGTGATATCGAAGTAGTCCTTGCAGACCAGGTCGATTGGGATGATGGCCTGGCCGTTGTACTGGGCCATCAGCAGGAAGGCGGTATTCATGTTGGTCTCCACGCCGCCGGTGGCGGCAGGTTGGTTATTCGTCTTCGTCTTCGTGTTTGTCGGAGCGGCCTGTTACTTCAATGGCGAAAGCTCGCCACTTCTGTTGATCGGCCTCACTCATTTCGCCCCATGGCCCTGCGCAGTCCTGCTCTACCAGCTCGCCCGCCTTGAGCTTCAGCGTCCCGCAGTTGCTGCCGATGTCCTCGTCAGCGAACACGACAGTGATTTCTTCGGTCGGGTGGAGGGCAGAAAGCGCCTTGAAGACCGGTAACGGCGAGCTCCAGGCCGTGTCGAAGTGCAGTCGGCAGCCTTCAACGTCGATCTTCTGGCTATAGGCGTTCCATTTGGTGCCCCAGGCTTGCCGGGCGAAGTCCATGCAGTGCATGAATCCGGTCTTGCGGTGGTTGCGCAGCATCTGCACAAACTGCTCAAAGCTCTCGTCGCTGAGCTTTGTAACCGTGGAAGTTTCGCGACTGTGCCGCTGCATGTCCGCAACCAAGGGGTGGTCGCTCAGGGGTAGATTGATAGCTGCCTCAGCCGCGGTTTCTGCTGCGCCGCATATACCGTCCCAGGCGAACTCACCTTCAAACTTGATGATCTTGCCGAAGTCGATCCGGCCTTCTTCGTTGATCAGCGACGTGAGGACGTGATCTGGCGCGCTGACTTTGTTGGTAACGTGGTTTGGCATGGCAATAGCTCTCCATGCCCGCGCATGTCGGCGGGCTTGAGTTGTAGGGGGGAGGGGGGGTTAAGGCTGGGCGTTTCGTGAAAGCGCGTGCGCCAGGTGACGGGCATACGTGGAAACGGCGCGCCAGTAGGCGGCCATCGGACCCTTGCGGCGCAGCCAGGAATTTTCAGCCTCGGCGTCGGCCTGGGCGCGCAGTTCGCGGAGCACTGCTTCTATCCGCGCACGATCTTGCGCGGGAAGGTCCAGCAGGGCTTGGCCTGCTGGCAGCTTCAGCAGCGGGTTGATATAGCCCATAGGGCCTCTTGGCTGATTGTGGCCTGGTGAGCGCTCATCGCGGCCCCCTGTAGATCAGGTAGGCCATGAGTAGTGGTGCTGCGATCGGTATCAGGAACATGGCATCAGCTCCTTCGGCACCTGGACGGTATCGCCGCGGATGAGTTCGACGATGGACCGGCACACCGCTACTGGCGTCGTATCCCCCCAGCCTTCACCCTCACGGCACGAGCCAGTCCGCCACGTGATGGCAACACTCTCGCCGTCCGCGCTACGCTCTACCAAGCGCACGTACTTGTCTTGCAGGGCGCCGGCCAGGGACCAGTCCTCCCACGGGTTGTAGCGTTTGGTGTGCTCGATGGCCTGGCCCCGGTACCGGGCGAACACCCGCCAGGGCACACCGTTGTACCCGGGGGGCTCCAAGTACACGTCCAGCCCTTCAGCCTTGCCGACTGCCCATCCGAGCGCCTCGCCGACCAGGTCTGCCGTCTTCACTTCGATCAGGTCGTTCATGGTCGCATTGTCTTTGCCGCATCACGATCCGTTACGGAAAACAGCTTGTATCCCTCCGGCGTGTTCTCTGGTGAGCGCGCGGCATCCATTACAGCGAGGATGTCGGATGACCCGATGTCATCCGAGCTGACGCTGAAAATCCGCTTGCCCGCCTTGGGGTTGGTCGAGAAAGCGTGGGCCAGCGAGTAGCCGATCACGCGGTATTCCATGATGAATGTCGTCACAGCTGATACCTCTCATCAATCCAGCGCCCAGGCGCCAATGCGGGTGTAGGTTCGGGTTGTGTTTCGTGCGGGGAGAGCTGGCGCTGGTTGCCGGCCTGCAGCTGGCTGTCGGGGATGATGCAGCTGATGCCGACGCCGTTGAGCACGTAGCAGGTGACGCCGCGCTTGCTGTCGTGCTGCACGTCGATGAGGTTCTCGGTTGCGCTGGCGCCGGTGGCCAGCAGCAGGAGGCAGAAGGCGAGGCGGATCATGGCTGAACCGCCGGAAACTCTATCAGCGTCGTGCTTCCTTCCTCCGGGTATTCATCGGTCGCGATGTGCAGCCCGTGGACTTTGTTCCCATCGTCGTCCAGCACGTAGCCGACCCACAGCCGGCCATCGGTGTACTGCCCAAATTGGCCACCTTCTTCCTGGTCGGTGTCGCCGCAGTGGAAATTGATGACGCCGATGAGGTCCTTGCTGAGCAACATGCTTTGCGGTACTAAAGCGAAGCCGTCCGGCACGCGGGGCTGCTGCAGTATTTGGCGCAAGTTGCGTACCTCTTCGATCAGGGCCAGAGCTACGGCCGGGTCGGCCAGGACCAGGTAACGCTCATCGGTTCCCAGCAGGTCGGCGTCTTCGATCATTCCCTTCCAGCCGTGGGAGCGGATCACATCCTCGGCAGCGGCCTTGGCGGCGACATGCAGAGCGTCCAGATCGATGGAGTCGAGAGCAGTTTTTTCTACAGGCAAGGTCGTTCCTTGGCCGCCATATCGCGGCAGTGAATAGAGGGGAGAGGGGTTAGGAAGAATGGTGATGGCCAATAGTCTGATTCAGATCACGAAACAGGCAGGTGCGGTTGCTAACCGCTTCGGTTTGGCTATGGTAGGGTGATCCATACAACTAACGTCGAAGGAGGACGGCATGAGAATTCGCGGTGATGTTTTTTGGTCTTGGGCTGACCCGACGCTTCACCATAGGACTCATGACGAAACACTCGACGATGGAACGTTCATAGATGTCCAAGTGCGACTGTCGCGCACGGGCAACACGCAGATGTTCCTCGGCGTTTATGCGGCGGGTGGAGCTCCCCTCCACGAAGAGGCGTTCGACTCTCGTCCAGGCGAATCGATGACCAGGGCATTAGCGTGGGGCGTGGGGCGGGCTCGCCGAATCGCCACCGAGGGCCTGGCTGCAACGAATAAGCTTGCGGCCTGCTCGAAATAGAGGAGCGAGGGGTTACAGCTGGCGGAGTACAAATGTGCTCCGCTCAGGGATTGGCGCCGGCCAGTTCGGTCTTGCCGCCACACGCATCGCACGCGCGGTCAGTTGGTTGCTCCACCTGGCATGCTTGGCACGACCAGGTCGGCGAGCTTGGTCCTGCGCTGGCGGATAGGGCGTCAGCGATTCGGCGGGGTCCGTAGGCTGCGTCCTTCAGCCTGGCGTCTGCGGTGTCGACGCCTTGTCCACTGGGGCCCGGGTCATTTTCTTGTCTTCGTCCTGCAGGTCTGGCAGGGCGAATAGCGGCGCGCCGATCAGGTGAGCAGCCATCCGGATCAGCTTGCGTGAGTTGTCGCGCAGCAGCGTATCCCGCTCGGCCAGCCTTGCGAGCAGTTGTTCAACTTCAGTGGCAGCTCTGACAAAGGCGAGGTCCGACTCTACAAGCTCCGTTCGGAGCCTCTCATGATCGCCAAGGCCCGCGCATGGGCCCAGGGTAACCACTGGCAGGCCCATAGCAGCTGCATCCCGCTCTGCCTCTTCTTTGGTCCACCAGAAGGCAGTACCAACCATCCAGGCTATAGGCTCGGGGTGGGGCTGCGGGGCTGGCTCATTGCAGGGCTCGCAAAGATGCTGGATGGCTTGTTCCTGAAGTTCGTCGAGCGGCATCTGCAGAAGGGCGACGCTGTTAAGCCACTCGCGCGGCACGCTTACCATATCGATGATCCCCTCGATATGGTCATGCTGCTCGATGGTGCTGGATCGGTTTTCTGTGGGCATGGGTATCTCCTGCTGGCAGCGTCAGGCCGCCAGGCGCTGGTAGAGTTCGATGAGGTCGGATGCGTTCGCCGCGACAAGGGCCCGGGCTTCGTCCTTGCAGACACTGTTGCCCAGCAGCTTCACCTGGTCAGTCTTGCTGATGGCTTTCCAGTACAGCTGGCCGGTCACTTCATCGAGGAACAGGCCTCGGTCGATGATGTAGTCCGGTCGGAAGCCTTGGGCGCGTTTCAGCTCGTGCGGTTGCAGCATGCGCAGGGTAATGTCGATCAGCACGTAGTCACCGACCATGACGATATCGGCGTGCTCGGTGAAGTGCTGCGGCAGGTATTTTCGGAGGAACGCCGCGCACTTGCGGGCACCGGCCAGTTGCTCATCTGTCAGCGTGTGGCTGTGCAACTGGACGACTTCGACCACAGCCATGCGATCCTTCGACGGGATCGTGTGGACCGGCTCACGAAGTGAGATCCCGTCCTTCTCGGCACCGTAGTACTTCACCATGTAGGCAGTGACCAGACGCTGATTTGAGCCTTTGCCCAGGACGGTCGAGAACGGATCGTCCGCTGCACGGCCGTCGCCCTTGTAGAAGCCGCCGTTGGCCTGCTCCAAGTGGGCGGATGCAATAGCGTGGTGACCGCTGTTTTGCGTGATGCAGCTGAGAGGGCCGTTTGCGGCAGCACCCACGCAGCCTTTGCGTAACGTTCCCAGGGAGGCCGAAACCAGTGCCTGCTCGCCGCGATTGGCGCCTGTCACCGTCATGGCAGGGTCCGTGGCAGGGTAGCCTGATCGATCGCCATGGTGCGTCAGGTGTGTCAGATGGGCGCCGACCAACGCAAAGTGGCCTCCCTTGACTTGAGCAACTTGGGTTCGCAGTGGCTCAAGAGTGTCGAAAGTGCGCTGGGTCGACCCATTCGCATGCTCAGTAAGGCATCCCGCCATCGCCATCGTCGGCTGAACTAGGGCGTGATGGGTGCCGCCACCGCTTATGGTCGAGGCCGGCTCAGCGACGCTGTGCGTGCTGGTATGCGACTTCGAGGTTCCGCGTAGCGGGACTATGAACGGGTCGTTGCAGGCCAGGGTGTGCCGCCACAGGCCTTTGGCGATACGGTTCATTGTGTTTTCGACCAGAGCGTCGTCCCGGAATATCGTGCGGCCCTGCAGTTCCCAGTCGATGCATTCGGCGGCGGATCGCCAGGCCTGCTGACCCTTGCCGGGCGTCTTGTGATGCGTCGGCGCGGGCCAGACGATTGGCTTGCCGTCGCGCCGGGCGATGCCGTACAAGCGCTTGCGAATCGTAGGCGCGCCTTGGTCGGCTGCGACGCGCACCTGGTGCTCGAAGTTGTAGCGCAGGCCGCGCACCAGTGCTTCCTTGGGTACGTGGTCGCCGATCTCGGCCAGGATTTCGGGCAGGTCCGGGTGATCCTCGGGTATACCGCTGCCCAGCACGTTCACGAAGGCCTGGAACGTCCTGCCTTTCTCGGCCTTGATCGGCAGTCCTTCGTCGTCGAGCGGCCCCCAGTCGGCGAACTCCTCGACGTTTTCGAGGAAGATCAGGCGCGGGCTGGTCTGGTAAGCCCAGCGGATGATCACCCAAGCCAGGCCGCGAATTTTACGGTCGCGTGGCTTCCCGCCTTTGGCCTTGCTGTGGTGCCGGCAGTCGGGCGATGCCCACAAGATGCCGACCGGCTGACCTTTGGTAGCCAGGATCGGGTCAACCTCGAATACGTCCGCGACGTAGTGCTCGGTCTTCGGGTGATTGGCACGGTGCACAGCCAGGGCGATTGGGTTATGGTTCACCGCCACATCCGGCTGGCGGTACGCCTCAGCGATTCCGCTGCTGGCGCCGCCGCCGCCAGCGAAGAGATCGACAACCAGCTCCTTTTCGAAGGGCAGGGCGAGGGAGGTCATACAGGTCATGTTGTGGTCCTTGCGTGCAGGCGCCGCCCTCGCCGGGGAGGCGTTATCGTTGAATAGGGGAAGGCGCTGGCGGACAGCGCCACGTAGTGAATGAACTTTTGCGGAAGTTGATGGCTCTGAGCGATTCCCGCACTGCACAGGGCAATGCGGCCTCTCAGAGATCCAGGCATGTTTTCGGATGAGTTCTTCGTTGCTTACGTTGTGGCAGAGGTAGTCCTGGTCATGGCGGCCTTTGCTATTGGCGTTCATCTGACGGAGCGCTAGCAGAGGATGCGATGCGCTGGCGGGTCAGCCGGCGGCGCGAACCTTACATGCATGTGCCGCCCATGCGGGGCCGTTACGCTATAGTGGCAATTTGGTGTCAGTTGGAGTATTTGTGGTCCTCCAGTACAAAGAGATGAATCCCCGATGGACCGTGAGCCAACAAACCAGGAAGTCGCAGCAGTTCTCGGAATTGATGAGGATCAGGTTGATAAGTACCGTCAGGAGGCTGTGCTATTGGGCGACGGTTCCTGGCTGATCCACTTTTCCTACGACATGCCGCGAGAGCTGCGGCACAGCTTCACTGGTAGCTTCACGGCGATCGTCGAATGCGTGACATCCTGTGTGGATGCTCGCTCAGTCGACTGAGGCTGGCGGGCAGCCTTGGAGGTCAGGCTGCGGCGCGAACCTTGAAGGTCAGCATGGCGGTGGCGTCGTCGTTGAAACACTCAGCCAGTTCTTGATAGGCCCGGTACTTGGCCTGGCTACGAGTGGCTGCCCAAATGCGCCGCACGTAGTGGCGGGCATCGCCCAGCATGTAACGCACGTCATCCCAGTCGTACATGCCGTTTGTTAGGACCTCCCACTGCTTGAGAGGCAGCTCTTCAGCCATCTCGCCGTACTGCATCTCCCAGGTGGGGTGGTAGTTGCGGATGCGCTTCTTCGGGTCGCTGTCGAGGATGACGCCGATGTAGTGGCCGCGGTCGGCCATGATCACGCCTGGCTCGCCATTGGCAATCACGCGGCGCCCAATCTCGGCCGGAACGTCGTAATGGCGGCGAACGTAGTCGCAGTTGTAGTCGCTCATGGCTTTCTCCATGCATGCGCCGCCCTCCGTGGCCGGATGCGGTGCGAGTTGAATAAGAAATGGTGGCCGCGTAATATCGCCGCTAATTACGACATCGCTTTGCAGTGATGCTCAAAGAGCACGGGCTAACAGCTCGCATGAAACACAAGCTCTTCAGCGGTTTGTCTGTCGCATCGGGCCTAGTGACATTGGTGGGAACTCCATTACTTGGTGGTGAACCCCTTATCAACCATATTGACCTAGGAGCGGCGTTGATGGTTATGACAGCAGGATTTGGGTGGGGCGGGGCGGCGCTGGGAGCGATCGATATCCAAATTGCGGAGGGTGAGGAGAGTAGTGCAGCTGCCGGACAGTTCCGCAGGGGGTTAAACTCCTCCCGCTCCCACCAATTTCAATCTGGGGCGACAACCTCGTCGCCCGGATCCTGCTGAATCATCAGCATGCTCTTCCGGTTGAACCCAGCGCCACAAATGCCACTTACAGGCTGTGGCGCTGGCTCTTGTCACTTAGCGTCGAAGGTACCCAGGGACAGCTTCGCGGCGGTACCGACCTTGGCGTCGAGCACGGCCTTGAACTCTTGGGCGATGGCTTCGCGCTGGGCCTCTTCGCCGATCCAGCGCAGTTTGAGCACTGGTTGCGCGCCGCCGGTGATGACCGAAACGCGCAGGCGGATCACTTGCTCGGCCAAGCCTTCAAACGGAATTACCTTGAAGTCCAGCCAAGCCGGCAGGGTCTCTTTGCTGCTGGCCTCAATCTGGTCCATGGTGCTGCGGCTGGCGCGGGTCTCGCCGACTGCGTGATCGCTTTCCGACGAGGCCTTCACGGTGATAGTGCGAACTGCGGCGATCGCTTTGGCGATGGTCATGGTCTGTCCATTCTCATCGGTCGCCGACAGGTGCTGGTTCCAGTCTTCGATCCAGTCGCTCATGGCCTTCTGCACCAGGCTCTGGCCGCACACCGCCTGAACGGCGGCGAACGCAGCAGAAGCCTTCAGGCGCAGCACGGCGCGGTCATCGGCATGGCCCGGCTCTTCGGCGGTGCCGATGTTGAACAGCACGATGCAGCTCATGTTGTCCTGGTCGATGAAGCCGCGGGCTGCTGGGGCGGAGCGCTCAACAACGTAGGCGCTGTAGTCAGCCAGCGAGTGGGTGGAGTAGGTGCCACGGAAGCGGTTGCGGCCTTCCTGATAACGCTCGAGATCAACCACGTTGAAGTTTTGCGGCACGACGACCACCGGGCCCAAGGCCGGCAGATCGCGGCCTACTGCGGCAATGGTGTTTTCCTGGATCAGTTCGAGAGCTTCTTTGCTGAGGGACATGCGCTATTCCTTGTAGGTGCAGTGAGTTAGGAGCGTGGGTGTACTGGTGCTTCGTCCCGGTTGAAGAGCTGGTCATGCTTTTCGGGGAAGAGGGAAATGTTGCCGCCGGTGCCGACGTACATCGGCGTGTCGAGGCTGGTGTTCTCGCTGCGCGTGCCGCGCTTGGTCGGCACTTTGTAGTCGAGCTTGTGCTTGATCTTTACCTGGTGGGAGTCGCCGATCTGGCTGAAGTCCAGGGTTATGGTGATCTTGCCGGCCTTCCCATGGTCGACAACCCCAGCGGCTACTTCCGAAAGGGCGTGACCAATTTGGCTGGCGAAGGCGCCGCCGTTGAGCTCCTGCAGGAACTCGGTGGTGTCAGTGGGCTTGGACATTGCTGCGTCTCCTGATGGGCGATGCCGCTGGGCGGCAGAGTGATGTGCTGCTGGCGCCGGCCGTGCCGGACGCGCGCGTTGATACGTTTCATGCTTTCTTTGTTGCTCGCTTCTCGGCAGTAGTTGGGAAATCGATATCGAACTCCCGCAGTAGCCGGCCCAGCTGCTTGAAGGAAATTTGCAGCTCGCGCACAACGTCTGCCCTGGACATCCCGACATTGCGGTAGGCAATGATCTTTACTGCCTTCGCCCGGTCTTCAACGGGGTCGCTTAGTTTCTTGCCCAGGTTGCTCATGCCGTAGTTCGGATCGCGCTGGAACTTGAACTTGCCTTGTGCGGCAGCCCGCCCGAGCGTTGCTTGGGCGAGGCCGGTGTGAGCCATTGCCTCTTTGTAAGTCATGGTCTTCGCCAGCTCGCGAAGCTCATCAAGCTGCTTCAGCCGAGCAGCCACCAGCTTGTTGACTGGGGCCGCGACCGATGCGCGCATTGGCTCAAGGTCGCGATGAGGTCGGTGAGGCACGTACTCGAACCCGGGCAGGGTTTCGACGGAGCCTCCGCTGCCAAAGAAGCTGTCGATGCTGGCGGTGAGCTGGGCCAGAATTTGGTCGCGGCTGTTCGATTGTTCAATCATTGCAGGCCGCCTTGCTTGCTTGCTGCGCCTGCCTCCATCGCATCCACAAAGCGCATGGCTGTCCGGTAGCTGTAGGCGAAGCCCTGCTTGGCGCCGGTGGCGATCTCCAACACATCCCACGTCGCGCCGTTGCCGCATGCCTGGTAGCGGGGTGCTGTCTGACTGATCTTGGCATGGGCCTCGGCCCTCACTGACTTGCTGCGCTCGAGCAGGGCCGCGAGCACGGCAAGCTTCTGCTCGAAAGCAGGGTGCATTGCTGTCTGCATGGGGTGATCCTCGGGTGGGTCAGGCGTGGTATTCGAAGGCCTCGGCCTTGCGAACGATTCGAACTTGGGCGGTGCGGCGCTCAGGGGCGCGGCGGTCGCGGCGCATCGGGTCGCCGTCGTTCATGGCTGCGTGAAGGGCCATAAGGCCAACCAGCAATATGCAGAGGGGGCTGATGATCTTTTGATCCCAAGCCTTCATAACCGCGTCCAAGCGGCGCTTGGCTTTAAGCTTGAAGATCACGCGCTCGATGCCATTCGCAGCGGTACCCGGCGATACCTGCATCATGCGAGCGATTTCTTTGGTGGTAAGGTCTTGGGCAACCCACAGCAGCGCTTCCAGCTCACGTGGCGCCAAAAGCATTCCGAGGTGGCCCATCCATTTGCCTCTGGTGATCGTTTCCATGAAGTGTCCTCGGTGGGGCTGCATTGGTGTGGGATCTGCCCGGCTCGGCGCCGGTGGTCATTCTTTCGGCTCAGCTTTACCTGGCCGCCGCTGGTGCTACCCCGGCCTACGCCAGACGGGCTGACCACTTCCAGTTGTGCGCATGCCTGCGCTTCCAGATCACACACCGATGCAGCCTGGTGATGGGGAACCAGGTAGATCGGGCAGTTAACGTCAGGCTGACGTGGCGCTGGTTGTCTCTTCCTCAGCTGACGCGGCCTCCTTACCGCAAAGCGGGCAGTAGTTGGCGACGACCAAAACCGTTTTGTTCACGCGCTTCATTCCGCCGGCCTTTTTCGGCGCCATGTAGTGGCCGGTGACTTCAACGCAATAGCGAAGCTCAGCGCGGCCTGTGCCCAGGTTGAAACAGAGGTTGCTACCCGACGCCCGCATGTAGAAAGGTCCTGCGCCTGGCATGTTTTCGGTGATCTGCTCGGTAACCATCTGTACCGCGTCATTGATGCAGGTGCAGCGCATCGTCTTCCCCTCCATGGTGGTTGATTTCCCGTCTGGCCCTGTCGCCAAGGCCAGCCAGTGAAATCGTTGTCCTCCCCATGCGCATCGCCGCGGCTATTCCCACCTGGCCGGGTCACACATTTCGTGTTCGGTGTTCTCCCCGGCTGGCTTGCATGGTTTGGCGTCCCTCAATGCCTGAGGTCCGGCAGCTATCCAGAGGCTGCGTGGTCGACGACTTAGCTTGTCCCGACCCAGGTGATGGCCTGGGTGCGTCGAGGTGGTCACGTCTGGTTGTGTAAAGAGCGGTGGCTTGTCAGGCCTGTCGAGGGAGTGTTGCGTCTCGATGGATGAAGTTAACCATCGGTATGTTTTCCGCGTCAATACCGATGGTTAATTTATTTTTTCAAGGGCGTGCGCTATGATCCGGTTTACTGGATGCATATACAGTCATTAGGGAGGTGTCATGGCCAAGCAAAACAAGACGGCGCCAACGCAGCAGCGCCAAGGAATGACCGCTCTAGAGCGGCTGGGTTTGAGGGTAGCCAACATGATCAATCACCCGAAAGCGCAGGAGCAGCGCTGGGTGGTCATTCATCGACTGGACACAGATGGTGATGCTGAGTGGGGCGAAATCATGCGCATTCTTGGTGAGACGGATGGCCTGGAGATCACGCAGTTGGAAGAGGGCGGAATAAAAATCGAATGGGAGATGCAGAGCGACCATGACCAAGAGGCGCCGATCGAAGAGCTGGAGGCGCTTGAATACGAGGTGACGTTCTGAAACGGAAGAGCCCGCTCACTGCGGGCTCTATCAGGCTTTCTTCGCGTTCCAGATCAATAGGACCTTCGCATGGATCGTGACATCGTCGATCCTGGCCTGTTGGTCCTTGTGCTTCTCGTTGTCCGAGATTAACCAGAAGTGGTCCTCGTCGAAGAACTGCAGGCGCTTGATGTACAGGTGGCCGTGCCAAGTCAGGACATAGATACCGTCTCCGACAAACTCATTCACCCCACGGTCAACGATCAGCGGATCCTTGTCGTTGATCGTGCCCTCCATGCTCTGCCCCCAGCCGAAGATCATCGCCAACGCAGACTGTGAGGTATAAGTAACCCCTTTTTCGTGTAGCACCGACTCCTTCACGATTACGTTCCGCATGACTTCGGTGTAGTCAGGCGGCACCTGGCCGTGCCCCATCGAGGCGCGTATGTCGTATTGCGGAATGAAGATCTCGTCCTTCTTCACCTTCAGGCCGGAGAAATCAGCGGATACAACATTGCTTGGGCGATCATCAACCAGGGTATCTGCAACCGCGGCCGCGATCTTTTGCTGAGCATCCTCATCCAGCTTCTTTCCGGCATGCTGCCTCAGCATGGCCATTACTTTTTCTGCCGCGCCTTTCTTGTGGTCCTGATCGCCAGCTGGAAGCGACCTCAGCGATCGGATCTCGTCCGCCAGCCGTGGGCTGAACTGTTCAACCGGAACCTCCAAAAGCCTGGCCAACACCGCAGCGAACTTGGCGTTTAGCGGGTTTAGGCCTTTGAAATAGAGGTTAACGGCTGCCGGCGTCATGCCCGCTTCGTCGGCGATTTTCTTCTGACTGAGCTTCAACTCGTTCTTGCGGGTGAGGAACAGGGCGTGCGCAGCCTCGCATTCAGCCAGACGGTCAGGAGGGAGGATTCGTTTCTTGGTCATGGCGCGAACATATACCAATGGTTAAAAAATTGGGAGAAACCATCGGTATGGACAGATAATCAACCGATGGTTAATATCCGGAGGTATGACCAACCGAGGCCCGATCATGAGCGAGACCCCCCTCGACAAATTCGTTGCTGCAAAAGGGCAGTCCGAGGCTGCCAGGCTTCTCCGCGTTACGGCGCCTGCCATCCACAAGGCGCTCGTAGCAAAGCGGGATATCAGCGTTTTCGAGCTCCCCGATGGCGGTTATTCGGCTGTCGAGAGACGTCCTTTTCCATCCCAGAGATCCGCTGCCTGACGCCATAAGCCGTCTGATGGTGGGAATTATGAGAGATCTGGCATTGCGCCAGTAGATGACTGAAACACCTGCGAATCCATCCAGTACCTAAATCGCAGACGAAAAAAAACCGCCTGGCAGGGCGGCTTTCTCTACAGCTTCATAACGGGTTTAAGCATGACAAACATCGTCCCACTTGACAAGTCCAGGGGGTTCACCCGGATGGACAACCAGCTCATGGATGGCCTGCTGGCTATCGATCTCCCAGCACGGGAGATGAAGATTGTGCTGTACGTGGCCAAGGCCACCATCAACTTCGGTGCCGGCGCCCAGCGCATCCCGGCTACCGACATCGCGAAAGCCATCCACGCTCACCCTGACTCCGTGTCGAAAGCGATCTCCAGCCTGCTGCGCCGTCGTGTGTTGTTTCGCGAGGGCGGTGCTCGGGGTGACATCGGCGTGAACGACCCGAAAGACTGGGTCTACTTCACGGAGCCGAAACAGACCAAAACAGCCGATTCGGCTCAAGTGGTCCGAATCGGAGAAGAGTCGAAACAGACCAAAACCGCCGAGTCCCTTCTTTATTCTAAGAATCTAACCCCCTATGTATTTCTTCCTTCGGAAGAAAATACATGCCCCCCCAGCGATGAGCCGCCAGTTCCGGCCAAAGCTGACCGCAAAGCGCCATTCGGAAAGGCCGCCATGCTGGCTGAAAACCCTCACGGCCTGGATGAGTCGCTGATAGCTGACTACCTGGTTGTCCGAAAGGCAGCCAAAGCCCCGGTGACTGCCCGTATCTGGTCCGCCCTGAACGCCAAGCTGGAGCAGTGCAAGGCATTCGGTATCCAGCCAGCCCAGGCCCTGGAAGTCGCAGTCGAGAACGGCTGGCGCGGCTTCGAGGTGGATTGGGTGATCAAGCGTATCTCCGCCCAGCTGCCTGACAAAGCGAACCCCAACAGCCGCCATCACGGTTTCAGTGACCGCGACTACACCAGCGGCCTGACCGAGCGCGAGGACGGTACCTATGCGATCTGAATCGGTGATCACCATGTCCGACGTGCGAAACGCCGCCGGCTTCCGCGTCCAGCCAGCGCACTGCGAGCATCACGGTGACTTCGAGCAGCGCGTGACCATGCTCATGGGCCGCGAAATCGTTGGCCGCTGCCCTGAGTGCGAGAAGGCCGCCATTGCCGAGCGAGAGGCGAAGCAGCAGGCCGAGGAGACCCGCCTGAAGCGCGAGGCCATGACCCGCAAGCTGGGTTCTGCGCTGATTCCAAAGCGCTTCGCGGACCGCACTCTGGCCAACTATCGCGTCGAGCACGAAGGCCAGCGCAAGGCCCTGGCCTACTGCACGCGCTACGTGGCGGCGTTCGAGGAGATCGAGCGCACCGGGCGTTGCCTGATGCTGCTGGGCAAGGTCGGCACCGGCAAGACCCATCTGGGTGCCGGCATGGCCAACGAGCTGATGCGCAACACCTCGGCCACCGCCGTCTACCGGACCGTCGGCGCGATCCTGCAATCCATCCGGGCGACCTACGATCGTCACAGCGAGCAGTCCGAGGCCGACATCCTGTCCAGCCTGATCGAGCCGTCATTGCTGGTGCTGGATGAGGTCGGGGTCAGTAAGGAGCAGCCGAGCGAGTTCGAGCTGACCACCCTGTTTTCGATCATCAACGGGCGCTACGAGCAGATGCGCCCCACGGTGGTGATATCCAACCTGGAGGCCGGCCAACTGCGCCACGCCATGGGCGAGCGATGCTATGACCGCCTGCGCGAGGGCGGCGGTGTGGTGGTGCCTTTCGAGTGGGATTCACACCGCGGCAAGGAGTCCTGACCATGCGGCAAACCAAGTTGACCAAGGCCGCGCGCGGCCGGGAGTGCCAGGTGCGCATTCCCGGCGTGTGCAACGGCAACCCCGAGACCACCGTCCTTGCGCACTACCGCCTGGCCGGCACCTGCGGCGTGGGCATCAAGCCGAATGACCTGCAGGGCGCCTGGACTTGCAGCGCTTGCCATGACGCTGTCGATTCGCGCAGCAAGACCGCGTTCTGCCACGAAGAGCTGCGGTTGATGCATCTGGAAGGCGTGGTGCGAACGCTCGACATCCTCGTGAGCGAAGGGAAGGTGGCCGCATGATCAGCCCAGCCATGATGTTTAGCGGCATTCCGATCTATGTCAGCGAGTACCTGCCCAAGACGAAGACCGTTCGCTGGCAGACAGAGCGGAAGTGGTGCCACTGGAAGAACGCTCCGGCCCTTCGTTACCGGCAGCGTGCGAAGGAAGTCCCTTGCGACACGATGATCATGCTTGGCGGCCGGGCGTTCGTCTCCCCTGAAGCCCTAGCGAAGATCCAAGTCCAGCTGGGGAGGTCTGAACAGTGAAGCCGGCGATCATGAAGCCTGTACGGGTCAAGAAGCCTCGGGCGAAGCCTGTAGACCGGGAAGGCCCAGAGCAGGCCGCGCTAATGAAAGAAATCGCGCTGCGCTACCCGGACGTTTTCGAACTGATCTACCACGTACCGAACGGCGGCCACAGGCACAAGAAGGTTGCTGAAAAGCTGAAGGACCAGGGGGTGAAGGCCGGTATCCCTGATCTGGTCCTGCCCATGGCTCGGGGCGGCTACTTCGGCATGTACATCGAATTCAAGGCGACGGTCGACCCGGCGCCCGTCTCGCCCAGTCAGCAGGCGTGTATCCGGCGCCTGAATGATCAGGGCTATCTCGCCATCGTGTGCCGAGGGCACTTCGACGCCATGGAGCAGTTGCGGGCCTACCTGCTGCTGCCAAAAACGGAGGTTGCAGCATGACCAATACCGCCGCTGTGAAGATCAGCGATGCAGAGATTCGCCGGCAGGCCGCCGGCCAGGTGCGCGACCTGCGCGCCCTGGGCAACCACGGCCTGTATTTCCGCTTTCACCGCTCCCGCGAGCGCGGGTCGTGGTACCTGATCCACAAGGGCAAGTGGAACCTGATCGGCTCATACCCTGAGTTGAGCGCTGCCAAGGTGGCCGCTGCGCTGCCCGACATCCGCCTGCGCCTGGAAGCCGGCGAAGGATCGAGCCTGTCGAGCTGGGTGCTCACCGGTGAGCTGCTGGCCTGGTTCGCTGAGCGCATGTCCCGCGACCGCAACCTGTCGACCAAGCGCAAGAGCACGGCGGCGTCGGCGATTAAGCAGCATCTGGTGCCGCGCCTCAGCCAGATCCCGCTGGCCCAGATCGACAAGGCGCTGCTCGACCGCGAGCTGATGTGGCCGCTGCAAGAGTCGCTGTCGATCGACTATGTGCGACTGGTGTTCCAGCTGCTGGCTCTGTCGTTCCGTCAGGCCTTCAAGCTAGGCCTGATCAGCTCCAACCCCATGGCCGGCATCCGCTTTGGTGATTTCTCCAAGGCCAAGGTCACGGTCAAGCCATCGCGCCTGCGTGGTGTGCACCTCGACGACCTGATGGCCCGGATGAAGAGCACGCTGGCCAACCGGCCGCAGCATGGCGTGCTGGCCCTGATGATGCTGTGCCATGGCACCCGACTGGGCGAAACCCGCCTGGCCCGCTGGAGCCACATCAGCCTGGCCGAGCGAGAGTGGTTTATTCCCGCCGAGCATACCAAGACCAGCGTGCAGCACCGTCTGCCCCTGACCGACCAAGTGCGTTTCCTGCTGATGGCCTACCGCGAGATCCAGCGCAACGAAGGCTACGACGGCGAGTTCCTGTTCCCGGGGCGCCAGGGCAAGCCCATGAGCGAGGCGAAGGCATCCGCCGTGTTTACGGTCATGGGGCAGGGCGAGTGGACCAGCCACGACCTGCGCAAGCTGGCCCGAACCGGTTGGGCTGACCTGGGCGTCGACCACCTGGTGGGGGAGCTACTGATCAACCATGCCATGGGCCACAACGTGAAGGTGTACATCCAGTCCGACGTCATGGCTCGCAAGCGTGAGGCGCTGGAGAAGTGGCACGCCCACCTTGATCAGAAGGGTTTCGCCTGGGTTCACGGCTTGACCGGTAATAGATCAATGGATTCATGGATTCTCTGTAAGGCCGCAGAGCGTGCGGGCTTCGACGGACTTCCGGTATCCACCATAAGCGAGGATTCAAAATGAGCAGCGGCAACAGGATGCGCAATGACCTCCCGGCGCTGGTAGAGCAGGCAATCACTGGGCACCCAGGGTATGCAGAGTTTGCTGCCTGGTGCCAAAGCCAGCTGATTCACCCTTACCAGATCTATTTCTTGGTTTGGCAGGCCTCCCGGGAGGCAGTGGTGGTGGAGCTGCCACTGGCCATGGATGGGCAGATGTGGGTATCCCAGGTAGTTGAGTCCATTACCGCCCAAGGACTGAAGGTAGCTAAGTGATGAAGAACCACGGCCCAGCCTTCAAAAAGGCCGTGATCGAGCTGGACAAGTGCCCTTTGTGCCGTGGGAGAGCGGTCACCAAGGGTGTGTTCTACGAACTGCCATGCGACCACTGCAACGCCTCGGGCTTTGTGGCGGCTGCAACAGGCGAGGGTCTGGCGCTGGATGAGCTGGTGACCCAGCTGAGCATGGCCCTGCGGGCCGCGCATCGGCAGATCGAGCAATTGAAGAACCCTCAGGCATCCGGGCCTGAGGCTACATATCAGGGAAGCAACCGGCGCGGCGCCGGCGGCACCAACTACACCGGCGATTGAGGGGGAAGGACATGAGCAACGTAGAAAAGTCGGCTGAATACCTGCTGGAGCACTGGGGTCGCTGGGTTGTACTGGGCTCCGGCGTTTCGTGCTGCGCATCGCGGGAGAACACCATCCTCGATCCAATGATCACGGATGACGATGCCTTGTTCATTGACCGTCTGGTAGGCCGGCTCAGTAAGCGTTACCCAGAGTGCGGCCAGGTCATCATCAAGTACTACACCTCCCGCGACACCTCGCTCAGGGATGTTGGCAAGAAGCTTGGCTTTGGTGAGGAGAAGACCCGCCAGCTGTGGAAGGCAGGTGTGGCCTGGATCGATGGTGCGATCGATATTCGTCGTGAAGCCGCTTGACAGCCCCGGTCCTCACCCGTATCTTTCGTGGTACTTTGCGGTAGGTGCGCGAGAGCAAACTCGCCATCCCCAGCAGCCTCCTTAGAGCCTCGGCATTCGCCGGGGCTTTTTCGTTTTCGGCTCCACCACACCCATCGCCCCGAGCTGGGAGTGCTGTTGGGGCCAAATCTATTCGCTCCCCAAAAGGGAGGAACCGAGATGCCAAACATGCCCGAGAAGGATCCTGGCCTGTGGGCCGCTGTGCTCACCTGGGTGCTGGCCCATCAGCCCCAGCTGTATGCCGCTGGCTTGTCGGTCGCGATCGCCGTCCTTCGGGTGGTGTATGGCGGCGGCACCCGCCGGCAGATGTTCTTGGAGGGCGCCTTGTGCGGCCTAATCACCTTGGCCCTGGTGCCGCTGCTCGAATGGATGGGCCTGCCACAGGGCATGGCCACCTTCGCCGGTGGCATGGTTGGTTTCATGGGAGTGGAAAAGCTTCGCGGCTACTCCGATCTGTTCCTGTCTCGCAAGGCGCAGGGGTAAACGATGAACCGAGACCAGATTGCGACAGCGAACAGCCTGTTCTTCAAGCGCGACCAGGTGCAGCGACGGTTGGATACGTTGCTGAGCGGTTCCGGTGTTGCACTTGCGATTACTGGTGACTACCAGACGCCAGAGGTTCTGGCGACGATTATAACGCCGCTGGCAGATCACTTCAGGAGCGAGCTGACCGCCATAGACGATCAGCTCAAGCTGATGGGGTGGAGCGGCGAGTAAGCGGCCGGCCTTCTGAGTCGCGCCACGACTTGGTGAAGCGCCATTTCGTGGCGGTTCAGTCTGTGCGCAGCAAAGGGAATAACTCCTCTGGGTTTCGTGATTCGGCATTCATCTTGTTGCACGTCTCTGCGGCTTCAGATCTGGTTTTAAAGCTGAACTTCCGTCTTTCCTTCTCCTGATTGTCATAGATATCAAAGCCGCCCGAAATGGTGGCGGCATAGAACCGGTTACCAATTTGGAAGGACTCGCCTTCGATTGGCACAGCCGGAACGATAACGAATCTTGGTTGCATGTTCGAGCCTCCCCAGGCAGATACCTAAGTATTAGATGCAATCATGAATGATCGCAGTCTGACTCATATAAGGTCGACGAATGGCAGGACGGCTCAAGACCCTCGATTCTCGAATCAAAGAGAGTATCGGTACACGAATCAAAGTTGTATCGCCGGGGAGTTGGCGAAGTGGCATGACCAGCTCCCAGCGTGGCTACGACTACAAGTGGCAGAAGGCCAGAGAGCAATACTTGCGCGACAACCCGCTATGCGTCTACTGCGAGCGGAGTGGCCGCACAACAGCGGCAAGTGTTGTCGACCACATCGTTGCTCACCGTGGAGACATGATTCTCTTCTGGGATCAGGCCAATTGGCAGAGCCTCTGCAAGCCCTGCCACGACTCGGTCAAGCAGGCCGAGGAGGCTGCCGGCCTAGATGGCTGAGGCGTCAGCAGATCGTCGCGAGGCGGCCGGGCGAACTCATGAAGCACGTCAGTGACATGCTTCGAAAGGGGAAGGGGGGGAAAAAGCTAGGGGTTCTCATCTAGCTAGACCGCCTCCGACCCCACGTAGACATTTTTCTCCCCCCTAAAGGTTTTTGTTAATGGTGTTAACAGACAAACAGCGACAGTTTGTTGACGCTAAGGCTCGGGGCGCGTCCAACAAAGAAGCAGCGGAAGCCGCGGGCAGTAAGCCCTCTACTGCTGCCGCAGCTGGTTCGCGCTGGGCCAATGATCCGAAGATCGCATCCGCAATTCTGGCTCGTAGAGCAGAGCTCAGTGTTAACCCTGAGCCGAGAAAGCGGCGCAGCAAAGCGAAGGCCGATGAAGCCAATGAAGACCCCGTCGAGATGAACGAGGCCGACGGAGAGTTCCTTAGCTGCCTGCCTTCAACCAATGATCCATTGGTCTGGCTGCTCGCGCTGATGAACGAACCCCGGGCGAAAGTCTTCGACCGGCGCAACGCTGCGCAGACCGCCGTGCCGTATATCCACGGGAAGAAGGCCGAGGCGGGCAAGAAAGAGCAAAAGGCGGAGGCCGCGAAAGAGGCCGGCAAGGGCAAGTATTCCCAAAGCAAGCCGCCGCTTACTGTCGTCAAGGGGTGACGCATGCTTTGGACCACGGCCTGCCCTGACTGGTGGCGGCGCCTGGCTGCCAGCGAATCAATCATCCCCGAACCGCTTTTTCCCCAGGAAGCAGAGGAGAGTCTGGAGGTTTTCAAGGGGCTGCGCATTGTCGATGCCCCAGGTAGCCCAACCATTGAAAGTGCATGTGCCCCATGGGTACTGGCTTTCGCAGGGGCTGTTTTCGGCAGCTATAACAGCGAAACAGGCGAACGCCTGATTCGGGAGTTCATGCTTTGCATCCCGAAGAAGAACAGCAAGTCGACCATCGCTGCTGCAATCATGCTGACGGCCCTGGTCCGCAACTGGCGGATGTCAGCGGAGTTCATCATCCTCGCTCCGACTAAGGAGATTGCCGACAACGCCTTCGTCCCAGCCAAGGACATGGTCAACAACGACGAAGAGCTGAAGGACCTGCTGCACGTGCAGCCACACCTTCGGTTGATCACTCACCGCGAGACGGGCGCCACGCTGAAGGTCGTCGCCGCTGATAGCGACGTGGTGGGCGGCAAGAAGGCCGTTGGGGTGTTGATCGACGAGGCATGGCTGTTTGGCAAGAACCCGAAAGCCGCCGACATGATTCGGGAGGCCACCGGTGGCCTGCTGTCCCGACCTGAAGGCTTTGTCATCTGGCTGACCACTCAATCGAACGAGCCGCCGGCCGGGGTGTTCCGGTCGAAGCTGAATTATGCCCGTGGCGTGCGTGATGGCCGCATCAACGACAATCGGTTCCTGCCGATCATCTACGAATTCTCGAAAGAGATGATCGACAGCGGCGCTGCGCGCAAGCCCGAGAATTTCCACCTGGTGAACCCAAACATGGGGTTCTCGGTGGATCGCCCCACGCTTGAACGCCTGTTCATGCAAGCGGAAATCGACGGCGAAGCTGAGTTGCGTGGTTTCCTGGCCAAGCACCTAAACATCGAGATCGGCCTGGCCCTGATGTCGGACGCCTGGGTAGGGGCAGAGTTCTGGGAGCCGCAGGCGGCCACCTGGCTCAACCTGGAGCAGATCCTTGAGCGGTGCGAGGTCATTGATGTGGGCGGTGACGGTGGCGGCCTGGACGACTTGCTCGGGCTTGCCGTCATAGGTCGAGAGGCTGGTACGCGAAGGTGGTTCCACTGGGCGCATGCCTGGGCCCATCCCTCGGTGCTTAAGCGGCGCAAGTCCGAAGCACCCAGGCTAAAGGATCTCGAAGCGATTGGCGATTTGACCATCGTCAAGCGGATCGGCGATGACGTCGAGGAATTCGCTGCCATCGTCAAGCGCATCAACGAGACGGGGCTGCTCGACAAGGTCGGGCTCGACCCCGCGGGAATCGGTTCTGTTCTCGACGCCCTGGCTGATGCCGGTGTCGAGGAAGACAAGATTGTTGGCATTTCCCAAGGCTGGAAGCTAACCGGCGCGATCAAGACGACAGAGCGCAAGCTTGCCGAGGGCACGCTGCTGCACTGCGGCCAGCCGCTCATGGCCTGGTCGTGCGGGAACGCCAAAGGCGTCCCGTCGGCCAACGCCTTCTTGATCACCAAGCAGGCCTCGGGCACGGCCAAGATCGATCCGCTCATGGCTACTTTCAACGCCGTTTCTCTGATCAGCCTCAATCCTGAAGGCCGCGGGGGAATGGACAACTTCATGGCAGGCATTCGGGATCCACTGATCGCATGAACGCATTTCATATTTTCATCGCCTGCTCAGTGGTCGCTTTCTGCTTGGCATGCGGGGGCGTCTGGATGCTGGCTGGTACCGGCTGGGCTTTGCTCGCGGGATCGCTGAGCTTTTTCTGCATCGCCGGCTTCATCCGCAGAGGGCTTGTCAGTGATTAAATCTCTATCCCAGGCATTGGGGGCTGCTGTCACCAAGCCTTCAGCCAGCATGAGTGAATGGCTCGGCAAGACCATCAAGCTGTCGGATGGAGGTTTCTGGAGCGGTTTCAACGGTGCCCAGTCCAGTAGTGGGAAGTCAGTCAGCGTCGACAAGGCCATGCGCCTGTCCACAGTGTGGGCATGCGTCCGGATTATCTCGACCTCGGTGGCCGGCTTGCCGTTGAGCATCTACCGGCGGATGCCGGACGGAAGCCGGGAAAGTGCCCGGGACTTCCCGCTGTACGACGTTGTGCATAACAACCCCAACGAGGATATGGCCGCCTTCCATTTTTGGCAGGCAGTCGTCGCTTCGATGCTGCTCTGGGGGAACGCCTATTGCGAGATCCACCGATCTGCTGGTCGGGTCATCGCTCTGGACTTCCTGATGCCGTCGAGAGTCGACCTCGAGTTCGACGATGACGGACGACTCAGATACTTCTTCAGGCCCCGTAAGGGCGCACGTCGAGAGATTCAGCGGCAGGACATGCTGCATATCCCAGCCTTTACCCTGGATGGTCGAGTCGGCCTTTCTGCTATTCGGTACGGAGCGGATGTGTTCGGTTCTGCGATGTCTGCAGATGATGCTGCCAACAGCACCTTCCGTAACGGCATGATGCCCACGGTCGCGTTTTCGGTCGACAAGACGCTGAACCCGGCCCAGCGCGTTGAGTTTCGTGAGTACGTGAAGACGATCTCCGGGGCGTTGAATGCCGGCAAGAGCCCTGTGCTCGAGCAAGGCGTGAAGCCGGAAATGATCGGCATCAACCCTGCTGATGCGCAGTTGCTGGAGTCGAGAGGACACAGCATCGAGGAAATCTGCCGCTGGTTCGGCGTCCCACCTTGGATGGTGATGAAGACCGACAAGGGCAGCAACTGGGGCACGGGCCTGGAACAGCAGCAGATCGCGTTTCTCACCTACTGCATCATGTCCTTCACGGCGCCTATCGAGCAGTGCGTGAACAAGTGGTGCATGACGGCTGTTGACCGAATCAAGTTCTACGCAGAGTACTCACTTGAAGCGTTCCTGCGCGCGGACAGCACCGGTCGCGCGGCCTATCTCAGCACGATGGGGCAGAACGGCTACATGACCCGAAACGAGGGCCGGCGGAAAGAAAACCTTCCGAGCATGCCGGGTGGCGATGTACTGACCGTGCAATCCAACCTGGTGCCACTTGACCAGCTGGGCAAGCAAAACGATAGCCAGGCCGCACGGTGATGAACTGGCTCCAACAGCCGGAAAAGTAAATCAAGGGAGCAATCCATGAAGCACAAGATCCAGTCTCGCGGCCTGCGCAGCGAGATGAGCCCGCGCGCGCTCGAAAAATGGAATCCCGCGATCCAGGCGGCAGTCGAGAACACCTCGGACACCATCACTGTTTACGGAGTGATCGGCGAAGACTGGTATGGCGAAGGCGTCACGCTGAAACGAATCGATGCCGCTCTGCGGGCCATCGGCGAGCGAGATGTCACCGTCTACATCAACTCGCCAGGCGGCGACATGTTCGAAGGCATCGCCATTTACAACCGTCTGCAAGAGCACAGCCATGAGGTCACCACCAAGGTGCTCGGCATGGCCGCCAGCGCTGCTTCGATTGTCTTCCTGGCTGGCAAGAAGCGTGAGGTGGCCAGTAGCGCCTTCCTCATGATCCACAACTGCTGGACCTGGCTCGCTGGCAATCGCAATTACCTGCGTGATATCGCCGACGACATGCAGGAGTTCGACGCCGCGATGGCCGACCTCTATGCCGAGACCAGTGGGCAGTCGGCAGAGGACATGGCTGAGCTGATGGACGACGAGACCTACATCCGTGGCAAGCGCGCCGTGGAGCTGGGCCTGGCCACCGGGCTGTTGTCGTCGACAGAGGTCACCGAGCGCGAAACCGAAGACGCCGCGCAGGCCAATGCACTCAAGGCCATGGATGTAGCCCTGGCCAAGGGCGGCATGCCTCGTTCCGAGCGCCGTGAACTATTCGCCAGTTTCAAGTCCGGTATGCCTCGCGCTGCCGGCGGGGGTACGCGTAACGCTGCCCCGCCCGATAAGCCCAGCGCTGTCGCGCCAGACCTCTCCGCCTCTCTGAGCGCGGCAACCAACCTCCTCAATTCTCTGAAAGGAAAGTGACCATGGACTTTGAAGCCCAAGTCAAGGAACTCAACGCCAGCCTCAAGGGCATTGGCGATCAGATCAAAAGCCAGGCCGAGGCGACCGAGAAGCAGATCAAGGCCTCCGGCGAAATGAATACCGAAACCCGCGCCAAGGTTGATGAACTGCTGACCAAGCAGGGCGAGCTTCAGGCGCGATTGGGCGAGGCCGAGCAAAAGCTCGTGAACGCAAGCCGGGATCGCAACCATCAGGAGGAGCCGCAGAAATCGGTAGGCGCCCTCGTGATCGAAAGCGAAGAAATGAAGGACATGAACTCGTCCTTCCGCGGTTCTCGTCGTGTCTCCGTGCCGCGTGCGGCCATCACCACCGCAACCGGCGGTGACCTGGTGCAGACGCAACGTCTGCCGGGGATTATCGCCCCGGCTCAACGTCGACTGACCGTTCGCGACCTGGTCGCGCCGGGTACCACCGAATCGAACTCCATCGAGTACGTCCGTGAGACTGGCTTCACCAACAACGCCCGCACCGTAGCGGAGACCACTGCCAAGCCGTACTCCGATCTGACCTTCGGCCTGACCACTGCGAACGTGCGGACCATCGCTCATTTGTTCAAAGCCAGTCGGCAGATGCTGGACGATGCCAAGGCCCTGCAGAGCTACATCGACGGTCGTGCACGCTACGGCCTCAACATGGCTGAAGAGGCTCAGTTGCTGTACGGCAACGGTACCGGTGTGAACCTGCAGGGCCTCATGACCGTTGCTCAACTGTACGCCGCCCCGGCTGGCGTTGCAGTAGTGGGCGAGCAGCGCATTGACCGCCTGCGTCTGGCTCTGCTGCAGGCCGAACTGGCCGAGTTTCCATCGGACGGCATCGTGCTCAACCCGATCGACTGGGCGGCCATTGAGCTGACCAAGGACGGGGAAGGCCGCTACATCATCGGTCAACCGCAAGAGGGCACTAACGCGAAGCTGTGGAATCGTCCGGTGGTTTCCACCCAGGCCATGACCCAGAACGACTTCCTGGTTGGTGCCTTCAAGCTCGGCGCTCAGATCTTCGACCGCATGGAAATCGAAGTGTTGATCTCGACCGAGAACAGTGATGACTTCGAGAAAAACATGGCAACGATTCGTGCTGAAGAGCGCCTGGCCTTTGCCATCTATCGCGACGAAGCGTTCGTTACTGGCCCGTTGGTCACCCCTTAACCATCCCGCAGATCGGCGCCAGAAATGGCGCCGCAATGGAGTAATCCAATGGCACGTAAACAGGAAACACCAGCCTCCACGGCTGATGCGAAGAATCCGGTCTCGACCGTTGACTCCACTGATGGCCCGCCTGAAGGTGACTCGCTTCTTTCGCCGGCCGCGGCACCCCCTCCAGCAAGCGGTGACCCGGGCGTTTCGGGCGACTCGGGGGCTCCTGCAACCGCTCGAGCTCCAGCGGAAGGCTCGGGCGTTGTGCCGGCACAAGGACAAGCAGTCGCTGGCACTGGCTCGGATGTCGTCACGGGCGATCAGGGTGCTAGCTCCGGCATCGCCGCTACTGACGCTGCGTTATCCGAAGACGCCAGTCAGGCCGCTTCAACCTTGGCTGATAGCAGCACCAGCGCTGATCAGTTGGCACAAGAGGGCCAGGCCAACCCTAACCCTGCGACTCTTCAGATTTATCCGCTGCGGTCTTACATGGATGAAGGCGAGCTTCGTCGTCGTGGCGGGCCTGCTTATACGGTCCCGCGCCGGCATGCGGAGGAACTGGTGCAGCGGAATCTGGCATCGCTCGAACCGCTGAAGGAGTAAGGGTATGTCGGTCATCAGCTTGACCATTGCCCGGCATCATCTCCGAGATCCCGACGATGATGACGAATACCTGGAGCTCCTGATCGAGGCGGCAGAAGGGCAGGCTATGGACTATCTGAACCGTCGCTTCTACGCAGATCAGCAAGCGCTGGACGAAGCTGTCGCTGCCGACGATGCCGGCGAGTCCCCCATGGTCTGCAATAAGCAGATCAAGGCTGCCTGCTTGCTGATCCTCGGCCACCTTTACGCCAACCGCGAGGACGTCGTGATCGGGACCATCGCCACCGAACTGCCGCAAGGTTCGAAGGCGCTCCTGACGCCACATCGTATCGGGTGGGGCATATGAGGGCCGGTCCGCTGCGTCATCGGCTGCAGGTGGCTCATCGACACGAGGAGAGGAATAAATCCGGGGGCGCCACAGTGACGTGGCTGCCAGCTACTCGCCCTGAAATGTGGGGTGAGGTTCGTACCCCAAGCGGTCGGGTCATTGCGGTGGCTGAAAAGCTGAGTGCTGTTGTAACCGCCGAAATCATCGGCAGGCCGCGCCCAGATATCGTCGCAGGATCGCGCCTGACACGCCGGGGGATCACCTACCAGGTTGAGGCCGTTTTGCCGGACAACGAAAACTCCTTGATGAGGCTTCTCTGCTCATCGGTACCTAACCCATGAGGTGAATGATGAAAATTAGAGCACTAGGCCCTCTGACGGGCGCATCTGGTGAGCGTGAGAAGGGCGAAGAATTCGAGGTCGACAAGGCCTATGGCGAAGGCCTGATTGCCCGGGGCTACGCCGAGGCGGTCACCGACAAGGCCGCGAAGCCAGCGAAGGCCGATGCGGCCAAGGAGTAGGGAATGGCGCGCCGGTCGAGCATTCGCGGCGACATCCGTCTACGCCGGACGCTGCGCAACATCCACAAGACGATGGACAACGAGTTGCAGCCCGCGATGCTAGAGGCGGCGAACCGCATCCTGGAGACCCAGCGAGAGTTGATGCCCAAGGACACCGGAGCGGCTGCTGCCGCGCTCAGGGTTTACGTTTCGCCCAGCGGTTTAGATGCCCAGATCGGCATTCGTGGCAAGCGCGACAACCGGCGGTTTTTCTACCTGCGCTTCATCGAGTACGGCACCAAGGGCTATACCGGCGGTAAGCGAGCCGGTGATCGCAACCGGCGTGTCACCAACAAAAGCGACGGCACCCACTTCTTCGGCAAATACCCGGATATCCCGGGCAGGCCGGCCCACCCGTGGCTGCGTCCATCTATCCAGGTAAACCGCGAGTATGTCATGGCTGACATCAAGGCCGCCGTGAACCGTACGCTGCTCAAAGCGAGCCAGGGGGTCGGCAATGGCTGATCCATCTGTGGCGCTGCAGGAGGCCATCTTCGCCAGGCTTCAGGCCGAGGTCAGCTGCCCGATATACGACGGCGCGCCCTTGAATGCTGAAATGCCCTACGTATCCATCGACAGGGAGGTATCGGTCAACAGCAGCCCAATCGCTGGCCGCAAGCGCGAAACGCGCCTGTTGTACCTGTCCGTCTGGTCCGATGCCGTGGGTCAGGCCGAGGTTAAGCGCATCAACGGCGAAGTCATCGCCGCTTTGGACGAGCGTCGTCTCCCATTGGAGGTGGGGCGCGCGGTATCCATCCGGGTCGAGCAGGTCGACGCTCAGCGCGATGCTGACGGCATTACTTACCAGGGCTCGATCACCTTCCGCGTGATCACTACCCACTGAACTACCCATCTGCCGCGCCGCGGCTTTTATCCAATGTGCCTTTTGGAGGAACCCTCATGGCCGACGACAACCTCAACACAGCCGCGGGCTGCCGCCTTGCCATCGGCGGAAAGACCGGTGCCGATAGCGAAACCAAGTACCAGGCCGACACGTACGTACAGGTGGGCGAGATCGAAGACCTGGGCGAATTTGGCGACACCTTCAGTGCCGTAAACTTCACTTCCCTGAGCGATGGTCGCGTGCGCAAGTACAAGGGCACCGCCGACGCGGGGAACATGACCATGACCGTGGGCCTGGACAGTGGCGATGCTGGTCAAAAAGCCGTGGCGGTGGCGCACAAGGACCGCTCCAAGGGCAACTACAACGTCAAGGTCACGCTCAACGATGGTGACCCAGATGCAAGCCCTGTCATCCTGCCCACCACCTTCTATTTCGGGGTGAAGGTGATGAACAACACCGTGGCTCCAGGTGCGGCCGATAACGTGGTGCGTCGCAATATGACGTTCGCGATCAACACCGACATCATTGAAATCCCTGCCGGCCCGGCAGTCCCTTGACCGAAGGGGCTGAGCCCCTTCCTTCGTTGCGAGAATCCCAATGAGCGAAGCCTTGCATGGCACCGTCACGCTGATGATCGGTGCACGCAGCTACACCCTCAAGCCGACGCTGGATGCGGCCCTGCGCATTGAGGCCCGCTTTGGCGGGTTGCGCGCAGCCCTGGAGTCCATGCGCCTGATGAGCATTGCTGCTTGCGCAGACATCATCATCGCCGGCGCCGACCTGAAGCCCGATCAGCACCCGGCCATCGCCGGTGAAGTATTCCACTCCGGTGTAGCCAAAGTGTCCGGTCAGCTGACCGAGTTCATCACTGTCCTACTCAACCCTGTGCCGCCGAGCGTTGCCGCCCGGGGAAAGGACGAGGCGGCCAGCACAGCGCAGTGAAGAACGGCAGCTACGTCGATTATCTATTCGGCGTGGCCACCGGCTGGCTTGGCTGGCCGCCTGACACCGCGTGGCATACCCCCATCCCGCAGATCATGCTTGCGCTCGATGCCTGCCTCGACTGGACAGGGCGCGGGCAGGCTGGCCAAGGACCAGCCCCAACTGCGCCCCAGAAGCGGGAGAGCGTCGCCGAAAAGCTCAAGAACTTCCTGCGGGGGAGGCCTAAACAGTAGATAGCGTGCCGCCTCCGGGCGGTTTTTTTGTGCTTGGAGATTTGCATGGCCGACCAACAAGTCCAGGGGATGCTGGTCCAGATCGAGGCCACAACGGCTCAGCTGCGCCGGGAGCTGGCCAATGCTGACCAGGTGGTGGCCCGCACCACGGATTCGATCGACCGCAATCTGGCCCAAGTCGACTCCGCGTTTGATAGCGCAGGTGGCGCGGCCCAGCAGGCTGGCGTGCTCATCCGCGGCGCCTTTGCCGCCGTGGCCGGTGCAGGCATCATCGGCAGCATCATCAAGCAGGTCGACGCCTACGGGCAGATGTCGGACCGGATGAAAGCTGCCGCTGGCAGTGCTGGCGAATACCAGATGGTGCAGGAACACCTGCTGCGCACGGCCCAGGAAACCTACCGCCCCCTGGCCGAGGCCCAAGAGCTGTACATTCGCACTGCCGATGTCATGCGCAGCCTGGGGTTCAACACCCAGCAGACGCTCGACATCACCGACAGCTTCAGCTTCCTGCTGGTGACCAACGCCGCCGCCGCCGACAAGGCAGGCTCAGCGCTGGATGCCTACTCTAAAGCGCTGCAAACCGGCAAAGTCGAGGCCGATGGCTGGGTGTCCATTCAGGAGGCCATGCCGACGATCGTCACGGCTATCGCCAACGCCACCGGCAAGAGCGCTGAAGAGATCCGGAAGCTGGGGGTACAGGGCAAGCTGTCGCTTGACGACATCAACACCGGGCTGCTGCGCACCGTTGAGGCCAACCGTAGGGCTGCGGCTGATATGTCCACCAGCGTACAGGACGCCTTGGTGAACATCGGCAACGCCGTCCAGACCTTCCTCGGAGGGATGGAAGAGCAGACCGGCGCCGTAGCGGGCCTGTCGAATGTGCTGATTGCGCTGGCCGACAACGTCGACCTAGTGGCCGTGGCCATGGGTGGAGCTGGCGTCGCGGCGTTGACCAACTACGTCGCTAAGTCTGGGTTGGCCGTAAAAGCGGCGCTGGCCGACCGAGCCGCGCGTATCGCCCAGGCCGAAGCGGTGTTGCAGGCGGCCTTGGCCGATCAGCGCAAAGCCGAAACCGCTACCATCCTGGCAGCTCGCGAAGCAGTGGCGGCGCGTGGCACTGCTGTACAGACCCAAATGTCCATCCAACTGGCGCAGGCGCGGCAGCGCGAAGCAGCTGCTACCACCGCGGTAGCAACTGCCCAGGCCGGCCTTCGGACAGTCAGTGCAGGCCTGCTCAGCGTTCTGGGCGGTCCGATGGGGCTTGCCCTGTTGGCCGGCACCGCGGCTGCCAGCTTCCTGCTACTGAGCAACAACGCCGATCAGGCAGGCGTTAGCCTGGAGGATCTGCGCAAGCCGGTCGCCCAGCTTCGGGAGGAATTCGCAAAGCTCAACAAGGACCAGCGCGAAGCATCGCTGGTCAAGTGGCAGCAGGAACAGATCACCTCTGCGGAGAAGGTCAAGGATGCGTATGGCGACCTGGCCCAGTCCATCCGCTCTGCCGTGGTCACTGCGCCGGCGCGTGACTCCGGTGGCCAGTACAACCGGCAGTTGGCTGAGTACAAAGGCCTTGTTGATCGGCTCAACGAAGCGCGCACGGCGGGCCAAGGGCTATCGCCGATCCTGCAAGAGGTCGGCAACCATCTTCAGCTGCCGTCCAGCACGGTGCAGCAGTGGATTACCCAGGCCGGTGCGGTCAGCGACGCCGACCAACGCTCGAGCCTGATCGCCGAGACGCTGCGGGTGCTCACCGGCGTCACCCAAGAAAATACCTCGGCCACCCAGGCGAACAACGCCGCGAAGGTTGGCATGAGCTCGGCGGGGCAGACCTACCTGGAGACGCTGCAGAAGCAGCTAGCGGGCCTCCAGGACAACGGCGATGCCACGAAAATCGCCAACCGCTACATCGCGGAAAACGCTGACCTCACCGAAACAGATCGCCAGGCGATTCTTTCGGCGGCCAGCGCGATCGAGTCGCAGAAGAAGGCCAACAAGGATGCTACTGAGGGCAGCAAGGACCGCACGAAGGCGCTGAAGGATGAGATCAAGGCCCTCGACGCGATCATCGACCGCGCGTTGCCGGAGAAAAAGCGGCTGGAGGATCTGGCGGAGGGTGTGCAGGGGCTGCGCAAGGCGCAAGCCGCAGGCAGGATCACCGCCGCCGAGATGGAACTTGGCATCAAGAATCTGAACACGGCCTACGCCGACCCGGTTTTGCAGAAGCGTGCCGAGGAGGAGAAGAAGCTTGCAGAGATCCGCCGCAACAGCGCTGAGGCCTATCGCAAGGCTATGGAAGTGGTGCTGCAGACCCGGCAAGACGCCATCGACGCAGACGTGTCCGGCGTCGGCATGGGCGACGACCAGCGCGAGGAGGCCGATCGGCTGAACGCGGTCCGGCAAAAGTATGCCGAGTCACGCCGCCAGTTGGAGGAACAGCAGGAGGATGTCTCGCGTCGGCTCAGCCAGGACGCCTATCAGCAGCGGCTGACCGACCTCGCCGACTACCAGGCACGGGAACTGCAAATGGAGGTCGACGGCTTCGAGGCCCGCCTTGAAGCTCAGCGCGACTATCGCAACGGCGCCAAACGAGCCTGGGCGAACATCCAGTCGGAGGCCGCGAACGTGGCGGGGGCAACCGACGACATGCTCACCACCGGCTTCAACTCGGCTCGCGATGCTGTGGCCGAGTTCGCCATGACTGGTAAGGCCAACTTCAAGAGCTTCGCCGTAAGTGTGATCTCTGACATGGCCAAGATTGCGAGCCAGCAGGCAGCTAGCTCGCTGCTAAGTGGGTTGGTCGGGCTGGGCGTATCTGCGGTGGGGAGCTACTTCGGCGGTGGTGGGGGTAACGGCATGGCTCCGGGGTCTGCAGGCGCCGTCTCGTCGAATCTTGGTGCGTCACAAGCTGGCTATGGCAGTGCGTATTTTCCGCAGGCATTGGGCGGTGCTTGGTCTGGCGGTGTGCAGCTTTTCGCCAAGGGCGCAGGGTTTGCTACCAATTCCGTTCTCAACACCCCGACAATGTTCGGCATGGGCAACGGTGGACTTGGCGTCGCTGGTGAAGATGGGCCCGAGGCAATCATGCCACTGGCGCGGGGTCCCGATGGGTCTCTTGGTGTGCAGATGGTCGGCGGCGCCGGCGGTGGTTCGACAGTGCTTCAACTCAGTATTCCGGTTGCCGTGACTTTGGAAGATCGGAGCGGGGATGGCATGGAGTTGGACAGCGCCGCGCTGCAGCAGAACATGGAAAGGCAAATGAGAGGAGTAGCGGAACGGGCTATTTCCGATTCCTGGCGAGCCGGGGGTTTGAGCCATCGAAACAGTAATGGGAGGCACTGATGGCGATCGAAACTTTCACTTGGACACCTGACGATGAAGCCGGTGGCGACAGCACCCTCCGGACCCGGAAGTCGCAGTTTGGCGATAACTATGCGCAGGTCTCCACCGATGGTTTGAACGCTGAGTCGGACAGCTGGGCGCTGTCGTTCGGCGGCTTGGCTGACGAGATCGCGCCTATCCTGGCCTTCATCCGCCGCCACCGCGGTGCCAAGTCATTCTTATGGACCAATCCCGAGGGCGTGCTCGGTTTGTACCGGTGCGAGTCCTTCCGTCAGCAGCGTAAGCCGGGCGCCGTGATCCTGCTCACCGCGACCTTTGATAGGGCGTATCACCCATGAGCTTGATCACACAGCTGCAGAAGCTGGAACCGGGCGCGGAGATCTTGCTGTTCGAGCTGGATGGCTCGGATTTTGGCGCCGACATGCTGCGGTTCCATGGGCATGCAATACCGCACACTGCACAGGAACTGGCCGCCGCTGGCGCGAACGCCGATCAGTTGCCGGCCAAGTCGATCTGGTGGCAGGGCAACGAATACGGAGCCTGGCCCATGCAGATCGACGGCATCGAGGCGAACTCGGACGGCACTGCCGTGCGGCCCAAGCTGACTGTTGGCAACGTCAACGGCAGGATCACGGCGCTGTGTCTGGCCTTTGACAACCTGCTCGAGTTCAAGCTGACCATTCGCCACACCATGGCGCGCTACCTGGACGCGGCAAACTTCCCATCGGGTAACCCGGAGGCCGATCCAACAGAGGAAGCGATCGAGGTTTGGTATATCGATCAGAAGGTGTCCGAGAACGGCACCACAGTGGCTTGGGAGCTTGCCAGTCCCGGGGATGTCGGCGGGGAGACGATTGGCCGGCAGATGACGCAGTTGTGTCACTGGGCGATGACCGCTGGATACCGTGGACCGAACTGCGGCTACACCGGCCCCTACTTCGACCTTGACGGCAATCGCACCGACGACCCTACCAGGGATCAGTGCAATGGCTGCCTGGATTCGGGCTGCGTTGTGCGGTTCGGTGAAGGTAATCCGAATAGTTTTGGCGGCTTCCCGGCTGTATCCCTGATCGCACGGAGTTGATCATGCGCAAACACATACTCGCCGCAGTGCAGGCGCACGCTGCGGCAGAATACCCACGAGAGTGCTGCGGGCTGATCATCGCCGTCGGCCGCTCCCACCGCTACATCCCATGCGATAACACCGCGACCGATCCCGCCGAGGAGTTTCGTATCTCGCCGGAGGACTTCGCGGCGGCCGAGGACAAGGGCGAGGTGATCGGCATCGTGCACTCACATCCGGACGCCACCAGCAGACCGTCGCCGCGTGACCTGGCCATGTGTGAGGCCACGGGCCTGCCCTGGTACATCCTGTCATGGCCGGAAGGCGACCTGCGCACCATCACGCCAACCGGCCATACGCCGTTACTGGGCCGGCCGTTTGTACATGGCGCCTGGGACTGCTGGCAGGTCTGCGCGGACTGGTACAAGCGCGAGTGGGGGTTGGAATTCCCGACCTATGCCCGGGAGGAGGGATGGTGGGAGGAAGCAGACGGTCCAAGCCTCTACGAGCAAGCCTATGAGGCCGCGGGCTTTCACCAGGTCGGTCAGCCGCAGCGCGGCGATATGATCGTTATGGCCGTAGGGCGCACCGCGCACCCGAACCATGCGGGGATCTACCTGGGCGGCGACGCCCAGTTGCCCGACGAGCAGGCTCAGGTCTTCGGCCCCGGCCCATTCCTGCTGCACCATCTGTACGGCAGGCCATCAGAACTCATCGTGTTCGGCGGGCCATGGCTCGACCGGGCGCGCCTTGTGTTGCGTCATCGGGACGCGAAATGAAGCGGCTTGGCCGCACAGGAACTTACATGAACGCTGCTCATCAGAAACTTCAGTCCCTGCAGGGGCAAATCAATTCCTTGGCATCGGTCATTGCCTCCCTTCAGCAGCAGGTAGAAATCCTGCAGCAAGCCAATCAAGGGCAGCGAGAGCGCTCACTGCCCGAGGCAAATTAAGCGTTAGTTACCAGATGTTTAGCTGCCGCTCGGGCGAGCCTGTCGATTTCTTCGAGGTTGAATGCTTCGACGGGCTTCCCTTCCAGCTTGATGTTCACGCTCACGTTGCAGTTGTGCTCATCCATGAGGATCACTTGGGCAGTTACTGGTTGGGCGGCGCGGTTGAAATTGATGTTCTGTAGCTTGAGCCCCATGGGGTTCTCCTTGTGGTTTGGCGCCCCAGTCCATGGGCTTTCCGGCAACGGACCGGGGCGGTTCGGTGGAGGTGCAAAACTACTATGGCGAAATGCTGGCGCGGTACTGGTATTTCATCCAAATTGGCACAGTAGATAGGAACTGTGTCAGTTCTGTCCCCATGCTTAAGCGTCGTTTTTCTTGTGATTTAGCTGTTATATTCTGGATCTTGCAGGCAAACGGCCGCCAAGCTACCAGGTGTTCTATGACTATAAACTCTACTAATGTGGGGCTTTCCAATCTGCCTCTAGGAGATATTCTCAACGCTCCAGGAGTTTGGGTAGAGCCCCCGAACGTACGTAGAGGGGGTGAGAGCGGTGTGTTGCGGATAGAGCTAGACGGTCTGACTTTTTACAAAAAGCAGCAAGTCGGGCATGTCTATCGGAGTTTGCGCCACCCTTTAGGCTATCCAACAGTCGCCCGCGAGGCAAAAGCCCTTCGTGCGGCCGCATCATTGGGAGTCGCTACCCCGGCACTCCTGCACAGCCATATACATAAACTCGACGGTGAGTGGCAGGCGGTGATGTTGACGGCGGCTCTTGACGGCTATCTGTCGTTGGAGGATTTCTACGCCCAGAAGGTAGAAAGAACGGTGGGACGCCATCGGCATCTCGAGATTTTAGAGGCGTATGGCCGAGTACTGGCCAAGCTAAACCATGGAAGGTGGCAGCATGGTTGCTTGTACCTGAAGCATGTCTTTGTTGATTTCAGCGAGCCATGCGTGAAGGTAGCTTTGCTCGATCTTGAGAAGGCTAGGAAGCGTTTCACCGCGAAACAAGCTGCCCGTCATGATCTCAGGCAGGTCAAGCGTCGGTCTGGATGGGGTGACGAAGAGTGGAGCGCGTTCTGGCTGGGCTATAGCTATTCGTTCGGCCAAGGTGCTGAGCTGCTGCTTTGAAGGCTTGCTGTAGTTATTGCAGGATCAAATGCGAACTCTGATCTTCGTCCTGCGAATCTGTATGCTTGCAGGCTGCTCTTCGTCCGAGGCCTCCAGGGTTCGTGGTGAACCCCGCGAATGCATTACCTACCGCTCCATGATGACTGCGCCAATGATGCCGGATGTGATGGAGAGGATAAGAGCGGAATGCGAGGAATCGCGTCGATGATCAAGGGGGTGCTGTGGTAGATTCCCGCCATCAACAAGGAGGGGTCACATGCGAATTCTGATCGGTGTGGTGGGACTGGCGTTGCTGGCAGGGTGCGCAACATCTCCGGTTCCGCTCACAGAAGCTGAGCAGGCCCCAAAAAGTCGGGTCACCGGTTATCAGTCTGAGGTAGGCGAGGGCGGGAGGATCATCGTCACCCGTGATAGTGGATTCGCAGGAGCAGGCTGTTATGCGACTGTATTTATCAACGGTGAGCCCGTCGCCCGGCTCAATCCCAAAGAAAAAGCTTATTTCAACGTGCCTGCCGGTGAGTGGATGGTTGGCGCGGCGCTTGAAGGCAAAGCACTCTGCGGAATGAATGCGGAGCGACTAGAAGCGGAGGCTCTCGTAAAGCCAGGGCAGACCAAGAAGTACCGAATCTACACGTCCGCAGATGGGGACGTGAGCGTGAAACCAACGACGTTCTAAACAGCCGCCTCCGGGCGGCTTTTTACTGCCCGGAGGAAACATGGCAGCAACAGTAGCTCACAACGCTTCGATGACAGGAATTCGGTTGGGCGGGTTCTTGGGTAAAAAATACGGCAAGAAGCATAGTTTTCTTCTGGATCGGGGCGATCCTAAAGAAGCAGCCAAAGCGCTCGACGCAAACTACCCCGGATTTGCCAGAGATCTCATTGAGGCAGAAAGCCGAGGCCTGAGGTTCGCAGTATTCAAAAACGGCAAAAACATCGGAGAAGGCGACCTTGATATGGGCGGGGCGCGTGAGCTCTGGTTTGTTCCGATTGTTGCAGGCAGCAAGCGTGCCGGGTTGCTGCAAACTATCGTTGGCGCTGTTCTGGTTGCTGCAAGCTTTTTCGGTGCGCCGACTGCCCCGCTGGGAGTCGCACTGATGGCTGGCGGTGTCATCCAGATGCTCAGCCCCCAGGCCAAGGGGCTATCGCAGAGCGCAGCGCCCGAGAACCTACCGTCATACGCCTTCGGCGGCGCCAAGAACACCACAGCCAGCGGTAACCCCGTCCCGATTTGCATCGGCGAACGCCGCTGGGGCGGGGCGATCATCTCAGCCTCGATCGAGGCGCAAGATAAGGCCTAGCGCCAACTCAGTGAACAGACCGCCTCCGGGCGGTTTTTTATTGCCCGGAGGAAAGCATGGGCCTAGCAGATCACGTTGATATCACTGGCGCCAAGGGCGGCAGCAGCAAACCGAAATCGCCGGTTGAGGCTCCGGATAGCCTCCAGTCGACCAACATCGGCAAAATTCTGATTGCTGTTGGGGAGGGGGAGTTCGATGAGGAGCCGACGGATCGCGATATCTACCTCGATAACACCCCGATCATGGATGCCAACGGCAGCGTGAATTTTCCTGGGGTGCGTTGGGGGTGGCGTTCAGGCTCGGTCGAGCAGGACTACATCCAGGGTATCCCTGCGATCGAGAACGAGACCACCGTTAATGTGGAACTGCGCAGCGACAACCCATTTGCCCGTGCCCTGAGCAACATCCAGCTCTCGGCCGTGCGCGTGCGAATGGCCTGGCCGCGCCTGGCGCAGCAGGACAGCAGTGGCAATACCAATGGCTACCGCATTGAGTACGCCATCGATATCGCCACCGATGGTGGCGCCTACGTCGAGGCGCATCTGGGGGCGGTGGACGGCAAGACCACCAACGGCTATCAGCGCTCGGTGCGCGTGAACCTGCCCAAAGCAACCTCCGGATGGATGCTGCGCGTGCGCCGTATCACTCCGAATGCCAACAGCGGCACCGTGGCCGACACGATGACCATCGCTGGCTACACCGAGATCATCGACCAGAAACTGCGATACCCAAACACTGCGTTGCTGTACATCGAGTTTGACGCCCAGCAGTTCCAGAACATCCCTGCGGTAACCGTGAAGTGCAAGGCCAAGCGCTGGCCGGTGCCGACCAACTACGATCCCGTTGCGCGCACCTATACCGGCGTATGGGACGGCACCTTCAAGCAGGCCTGGACCAACAACCCGGCGTTTGTGACCTACGGTCTGTGCGTCGAGGACCGTTTTGGCCTGGGCAAACGTATCAAGCCGTGGATGGTCGACAAGTGGGAGATGTACCGCATCGCCCAGTACTGCGACCAGCAGGTGCCGAATGGGCAGGGCGGTCAGGAGCCGCGTTTTCTGTGCGACATGAATCTTCAGGGCCGCGCCGAAGCATGGACCTTGCTGCGCGACCTCTCGGCTATTTACCGGGGCATGGTGTACTGGGCTCACGGCTCTCTGTTCATGCAGGCAGACATGCCGCGCGCCCAGGATATCGACTACGTGTTCACCCGGGCCAACGTCATCGACGGTGAGTTCGTTTACGGCGGTGCCGAGCGTAACACGCACTACAGCCGGGCTCTGGTCAGCTACGACAACCCGGCCAACAACTATGACACCGATGTTATCCCGGTCACTGACAACGCTCTCCAGCGCCGGTACCGTGACCGTCCGGTGGAGATTTCGGCCATCGGCTGCACTCGAGCGTCCGAGGCTCAGCGCCGGGGCAAGTGGGCGCTGCTGAGTAACAGCCAGGACCGCACCGTCACTTTCAAGACTGGCATGGAAGGGCGCATTCCGCTGCCTGGCTACGTCATTCCCGTCGCAGACGAGCTGGTTGCGGGCCGTCCAAACGGCGGTCGGATTACCGCGGCTGCCGGCCGCGTCGTGACCTTGGACCGTGACACGCCGATCAAGGCTGGCGACCGGCTGATCTTGAACCTGCCGAACGGCACCGCCCAGGCACGCACGGTGCAGTCGGTCGCCGGCCGCGCGGTGACGGTAACTACCGCGTATGGCGTGCAGCCCGAGCCGGAACTGCAATGGGCAATCGATTACCACGACCTGGCGGTGCAGCTGTTCCGGGTGCTGAAGACAACGCGCACCCAAGAGGGCGAGTACGAGATCACCGCGCTCGAGTTCAACCCGAGCAAGTTCGCTGCGATCGACACCGGCGCCAAGTTGGACGAGCGCCCGATCAGCGTTATCCCGGTGACCACCGTGCAGCCCCCCGCAAGCGTGACCTTGTCTTCCGCCCACATGATCGACCAGGGTATCGCGGTCAGCACGATGACCATCACCTGGCCGGCGGTGGAGGGCGCTGTCGCCTATGACGTGGAGTGGCGCAAGGACAACGGCAACTGGGTTCGCCTGCACCGCACCGGCTCAACATCGGTAGACGTGGTCAGCATTTACGCAGGTGCCTACCTTGCACGCGTACGCGCTGTGAGCTCGTTCGACATTACGTCGATCTGGAAAAGCTCGACCCTCACTCAGCTGAATGGCAAGGAAGGCCTGCCGCCAGCTGTTTCCTTCCTGGATACGGAAAGCCTGCTGTTCGGCATCGGCATCAAGTGGGGCTTCCCTGCTGGCTCCAGCGACACCCAGCGTACCGAGTTGTGGTACAGCGAAGGTACAGACTTGGACAAGGCCACCAAGCTGGCAGACCTGGCCTACCCGCAGAACGAGTACGTGATGCAGGGCTTGCGCGCGGGCCAACAGTTCTACTTCTGGGCTCGCCTGGTCGATCGTTCCAGTAACCTTGGCCCATTCTTCCCGGTAGCCCCGGCAGTGATTGCCGGAATGGCCAGCGCAGATGCTGGCGCGATCCTCGAGCAGATCAAGGATCAGATCACCGAAAGCGAACTGGGAAAAGAACTGCTCAGCCGTATTGATCTGATCGACAAGAATGGCCCCGGGTCGGTGAACGAGCGTGTGGCCGAGGCGCGTAATCAGCTGAGTGAGCAGGTTTCCGAGGTCAATAACGCGGTCGAGACGGTCAAATCGTCGGTGGTGACGGCTCGTGATGAATTGCAACAGCAGCTTGCGGCAGTTGATCAGGAAGTCGATGCGGCCCGGTCCGAGCTGCAGCAGCAGATCAATACCGTGTCCGCGTTGGCCGGCTCGTTGCCTTACAACAAGGACAACGCCTATACGCTCAATCAGGGCGTACTGGGCGCCGATGGCAAGCTGTATCAGGCGCTGAAAGCGGTACCGAAGAACAACCCGCCGCCGAACGCGACCTACTGGACCGATGTTGGCCAGGCCATCGTGACGGCGGCCGGCACCGCCACGCGCGTGGGTAAGGTCGAAACGGACGTTTCTACCCTCACCGGTACAAGCACGGCGCAGGCCACCAAGATCGAGGGCCTGCAGTCTGGTTTGAGCACCACCAATGGCAACGTGGCGGCCGCCCAGCAGGCCGCGCAGGCGGCCGCCACTGCAGCCGGCGCCAAAGGTGAGGTGATCTATGGCGCCACGGCGCCGGCGGCGGATAAGCGCTTGGCGCAAAACCTGTGGATCGACACCACCGGCAATGCGAATACGCCGAAGCGCTGGAACGGCAGCACCTGGGTGGCCGTCACCGACAAGGTGGCCACCGATGCCGCTGCGGCTGCCGCCAATGCCCTGGCTGTGGCGCAGACCAAGGCGGATGTTCAAGCCGTGCAGAGCGTGACCACCCGGGTAACCGATGTGGAAGGCGCTGTGAGTGCGCAGGGGCAGGCCATGACCGGCCTGCAGTCGAGCCTCACAACCACCAAGCAGGATGTGACGGCCGCGCAGCAGGCTGCGCAGGCGGCCGCCACGGCGGCCGGCGCCAAAGGGGAAGTGATCTATGGCGCCACGGCGCCGGCCGCTGACAAGCGCCTGACGCAAAACTTGTGGATCGACACCGCGGGCAATGCCAACACGCCGAAGCGCTGGAACGGCAGCACCTGGGTGGCGGTGAGCGACAAGGTGGCCACCGATGCCGCCGCTGCTGCCGCCGCCGCCAATGCGCTGGCCGCGACCAAAGCCGACGCGTCGGCGGTCAATCTGCTGACCAACCGCGTCAGCAATGCCGAGGGTGTGCTGACCAGCTACAGCAGCGACATCACCCAGCTCAAGAACAGCCTGAGTGCCGCGCAGTCGTTCGTGGCCGGCAAGGCTTGGGAGTTCACCGGTTCGACGCGGGGTTGGTTCGGTACCCTCAGCGGTTCGACCTTTGTTGCCGGCCCACTGTTCGCCACGTCCGGCAACTGCCCTAACCTGCAGTGCAACTTCACCCCGACGTTCCCGGGCGCCGAGAACCCTTTCCTGCGCATCCGGCTGCGTCGGCGCAACACGGCCCGCGCAGGCGCGCAGATGTATTGGGCGAACGAAGATGGCGGGCTGGCCGAAGCCCGGCGCATGCCCTGGACGATCAATACCACCACGACCGACTGGCAGGATATCGAGATTGACCTGTCTGGCCACGCCGGCTGGAACGGCAAGAACATTCTGGCGATTCGTCTGGACATGATGAGTGCGTCGGATACCACCGGCGAAATCGACATTGCCTATATCGCGGTGGGACGCCGTTCGATTGCGGCCTCGGCGGAAGCCGTATCCAACCTGAGCAGTGCCGTCAGTGACGCCGATGGCAAATTGACCACGCAGGGTCAGTCGATCATCGGCCTGCAGAACGGTCTGACCACGACCAATCAGGGCGTGACTGCTGCCCAGCAGGCGGCGCAAGCGGCAGCGACAGCCGCAGGTGCCAAAGGCGAGGTGATCTATGGATCGTCCGCGCCTGCAGCGGATAAGCGTTTGGCGCAAAACCTGTGGATCGACACCACGGGCAATGCCAACACGCCGAAGCGCTGGAACGGCAGCACCTGGGTGGCAGTGAGCGACAAGGTTGCCACCGATGCAGCTGCAGCAGCCCAATCGGCGCTGACCGAGGTGGCCAAGAAGGCCGATGCGTCGACGGTGCAAAACCTGTCCAACACAGTCGCGCAGCATGGCCAGGACATTACCGCCCAAGGTCAGGCGATGACGGCGATTGACGCCGCGATCGCTGAGGTGGGTGGGGAAAACCTGCTGTACAACCCAACGTTCAATCGTGCCAGCGCGGCCGATGCCAATGTGCCTGACGGCTGGTTCTTGGAGGGCGCCGCGACCAAGAACCCGAGCATGGTGGCTTCCTGGTTGAATTCGGGGGAACAGGCGTTTCGGGTCGCAGTCACTGGCGTGACCAACGCAAGCCCCTATCTGTCGCTGGTGACCCATACCAGCCAGCGGCCAAAGGTTGCGGGCGGGCAGACGGTCACTTCGTCGGTTTACGCCCGACGCATGGCGAATTCGGGGTTGCTGGCCCTGCGGCTGATTCACCAGTGGTACGACGAAGCCGGCGCAGTTATTTCGGCCCCGGCCAACGGCTTTGTGCCTATTGCGGTCGAAGGAGGGCGGGTAGCGTTCACCTCTATCGCCCCAGCGGGTGCTGTTCGCGTCAACGTCTATTTCCGCATTCATGGCCAAACTGCAGCGGCTGCAAACGGCACGGTCGAGCTGGCCAGGCCGCAAGCTGAGTACGGTTCCCGTGCAACGGGTTGGCGGGATAATGGCCAGGTCACTGCAGGCGAGGTCGCGGCGAACGTCTCGGCCACCAATCTGCTGAGCGGCCGGGTTAGCCAGACAGAGCAGGGGCTGGTGTCTCAGGGGCAGTCGATCGTCTCGCTTGAAGGTGGGTTGACCACCACCAAGCAGAACGTAACAGCCGCGCAGCAGGCCGCCCAGGCGGCTGCGACGGCCGCCGGCGCCAAGGGTGAAGTCATCTATGGATCGACCGCACCTGCAGCCGACAAGCGCCTGGCGCAAAACCTGTGGATCGACACCACGGGCAATGCCAACACGCCGAAGCGCTGGAACGGCAGCACCTGGGTGGCAGTGAGCGACAAGGTGGCCACGGACGCTGCTGCAGCTGCAGCCAATGCTCTGTCGGTGGCACAGACGAAGGCCGATGCGCAGACCGTCAGCGCGTTGACCAACGAGGTGTCCCGGCAAGGCGCAGACATTTCCGCCAACGGCTCGGCCATCGTGGATATCAACACGTCGATCGCACAGGTTGGCGGTGAAAACCTGCTGTACAACCCATCGTTCGATATACCTTCGGCGGCTAACCCCAACCTAGCCGAGGGCTGGGGATGGCGTAAAAGCAATGCTGTGGTAGTGACCCCCACGCTTCGGAACTCAGACCTTGGCGCTGAAGGTAAATGTCAGCGGCTGGACGTGACAGGCCTGGTCGCTGGGACAGGTGACCAATATGTTGATTTTGTAGCGGCCACAGGCTCGCCTGACCGGCGTCCGCCGGTTTACGAAGGTGTCGTCGGTACGGCCTCAATTTTTGCCCGTGGCAATACTGGGCTGATGCTGCAAATTTTCATGCAGTACAAGGATGCCAGCGGCGCCACTTTGGCCACCCACGGGCCTGTCAACGTGGGGCTTACGCCGACGTACAGCCGCATCGTGCTCACCGGCCTGGCTGCGCCGGCCAACTCGGTGCGGGTCGATATCCTCTTTCGTATTCGTTCGGCTCCCGGGTCCAGTCTTACCGGTGGTTTTGTCGATCTGGATAAAGCCCAGTACGAGCACAGCCCTGTAGTAACCGGATGGCGCGATAACGGGAAAACGAACGCTGCGGCTGCAGACGCTAACGCCTCGGCCACCAGCGCGCTGGCCGGTCGTGTCGGGACAGTTGAGAATGGAGTTATCTCGACTTCCAGTCAGCTTACCCAGTTGGAAAACAGTATCGGGGATGTTGGCGGGGAAAACCTGTTCTATAACCCGACGTTCTCCCGACCCGCTGCGGTTTCGTCGCAGGTAGTGGATGGCTGGGAAATGGAAGGCGCCGCGTCATCGGTGGAATCGGTTGTAACTTCCTGGCTCAACTCCGGGGAAAAGGCCATTCGCACTGTGCTCAGCGGTGTGACAAGCGGCAGTCCGTACAAATCTGTGCGTACACCTGGTCCACGACGTATCAAGGTCGCGTCAGGGCAGTCTGTCACGGCTTCGTGCTATGCGCGCCGAAGTGGCGACAACCCTTTGTTCTTGCGCATCTGGATCCAGTGGACCAACGATGCAGGCACAGTCCTTTCTGCAGTGTCCTCAAGCAACCTAAGCATGTCGGTTGCCGGCGACCGGTTTACCTATACAGCCGTTGCGCCGGCTAATGCTACGCAGGCCATTGTGTACTTCCGTATTCACGGCACTACCTCAACGGCAGTAAGTGGCACGGTTGAGCTTGCGCGGCCCCAGGCTGAGTACGGCACCCGTGCTACCGGTTGGCGTGACAATGGTCAGCTTAACGCAGCTGATAACAGCGCTACGTCGGCAGCAGTCGAGAGTTTGACGTCGGCCGTCAACCAGCAGGGCGGCACCCTGAGCAGCGTGGCTGGGAGGACCACAAGCTTAGAAAACAGCCTCACCACCACCAACCAGAACGTTACAACGGCGCAGCAGGCCGCCCAGGCGGCGGCTACAGCGGCGGGCTCCAAGGGGGAGGTGATTTACGGCGCTACTGCCCCGGCAGCGGACAAGCGACTTGCGCAAAACCTGTGGATCGACACCACGGGCAACGCCAACACGCCTAAACGATGGAACGGTAGTACTTGGGTCGCAGTGAGCGACAAGGTGGCCGCCGATGCGGCCGCAGCCGCAGCCAGCGCACTCAGCCAGGTTGCGACTAAGGCCGAGGCGGCGGCGCTGCAAACCCTGGCTAACCGCGTGACCGCCGCCGAGGGCGTCAACACCAGTCAATCCAACAGCCTGATCGATCTGAGCAACAGTGTGGGAGCCATCCAGAGCGGTTTGGGTGCGTCGGGCCTTGATCCGGCGCCGGGTGGGTATTGGCAGTTCGATACAGGCACGGAAGGGTGGGTGGCTGGCAATGCAAGCGTTTCGGCCTCAGGTGGTGCACTGCGGCTGACGCCGACGACCTCCGACCCTCAACTGCTGAGCAGCACGGGAACGCTGACCCTGACCATTCCGGGTGCGCAATACACCAAGGTGCGGGTGGGTTTGACCCGCCGTGGTGGTTCCGCATCTGCCTGGACGGGAACCCTTTACTACTCGACGCCGAGTCATGGCATTTCGAGCAGCTACAGGGCGTCGGCGCCGAACCCGAATATTGCTGTGGGCCAGTCTGCAGTGGTTGAGTGGGACATGACCAACTTGGCTGCTGGCGGTACCGACTGGGTAGATAACACCATCCGCCAACTGAGGTTCAACTTCGCGAACGCATTGGATGCTGTTTGGGATATTGATTGGATCGCTGTCGGCCGGGTTGGGCCTTCCGCATCCAGCCGGGCCTTGGAATCGCTGTCCTCGACGGTGACCCAGCAGGGCGAAAAAATCACCGCAGAGGCAATACGTACTGATGGGCTGTACACCGCCGTAGGCGACGCCAACGCGGCGATTCAGAACGAAGCCAAAGCCCGGGTTGATGCGGTCGGTGCAGTCAGTAAGCAGGTTCAGGACACACAGGCATCGCTGGGCACTACGAACGCTGCTGTGAAGCAGGTTGCGACCGCTCAGGCCGACATGAAAGGGATGCTGAACGCCCAATACACCCTGCGGGTGCAGGTTAATAACCAGTACGGTGTTCATCATTTCGCAGGATTTGGCATCGGAATCAACGAACAAAACGGCGTTGTTCAGTCCGCTTTTGCTGTCTATTCCGACCAGTTCATTTTGCTGAATGCGAATGGCGGTGGGCTCTCGTCACCGTTCTCTGTCGTGGGTGGTCAGACATTTATTGCTGACGCGTACATTCGGAGCGCCAGTATTGGCAACGCGAAGATCGCAGACGGTGCCATCACGGCCGCCAAGATCGGGGTGGCCGAAATTGACACGCTGCGCATCCGTGGCAACGCCGTCACGGTGCCGGTATCGGCTAATAACCCCGGGAATGTGCTCGGCGTCGGTGTAGGTCAGTGGCAAAACCTGATCGCCATCGGCGTGCAAATGGACGAGGGTGGATTCATCACTGCCCAGTACAGCTGTTATCAAGGGTTTGGCAGCGGTATCCGTAAATACATGTTCCAGATGGATATCAACGGCTTGGTGATCGCTCAAGGTGGCGGCGACTGGGCGGATGGTTTCCCCAACCTGATGGGATCGATCGGTGTGGGTCCGGGTTACTTCGTCATCACGGTGAAGTGGTGGGGGGAGAACTCGGGGGTAGGCGTTCAGAACCACACCCTTTACGCAATGGGAACCAAACGATGAGCAGCATTGAGCACTATGTAGCCTATGAGACTGACGGACGGATTGTGTTTGCCGTCAGCTGCCCGCCCGAGCACGGCAAGAAGATCATCAGGCTAAACACCGATCGCCCCTACATCCAGGTGGCCACCCCGGCACGTCCGGCCGAGCACTTTGTGTTGGGCCAGATGCTCAAGGAGCGCCCCCAGATGGGGGCGGTTATCCAGGGGCACTGGTTAAAGGGCGTGCATGAAGGTGCCGCCGTCAACATCGAGAGTGAAACCTACACCGCTGACGGCAGTGACATCGAGCTGGAATTCTCGGCGCCGGGTACCTATCAAGTCACGGTCAGCCTTTGGCCCTACCGCGACCAGGAGTTCACCTTTGAAAATTCAGCATAAGAGCGACCACACCAAGCGCCGTGCGGCCGAGTATCCGCCGGTGGAGGAACAACTGGACATGCTGTGGCATGCCATGAATCAAGGGCATATGCCCAAAGCAGAACCGTTTTTCTCGACCCTGCAGCAGATCAAGCAGCAATACCCCAAGGCTTGAACCCAAGCCAACTACCCAATGCCCGCCATCGAGCGGGCTTCTTTTTGTCTGGAGATTGACCCATGCCTTTCGTAGCCATCAACGCAACCAACCTGTACGACGCCGCCAACCTGATTCCGTACGCCACCCAGGAGCAGGCCGACACCCGCGCCCGGGAAATCCTGCAGCAGTTCCCTGCCGCCCAGGTGCTGGTGGCCAAGGTGCTCAGCGAGTACCGGGCCACCGTGACCGTAACTGTTCAGGATCCGGCTGAGCCGGAGGCTGAAGCTCCTGCCGCCTGACATAGCTGACCCCTACCAAGCCCGCCAAGTGCGGGTTTTTTTTTGCCTGGAGAAAACCCAAATGCGAACATCGCAACGCGGCTTGAGCCTCATCAAGTCGTTCGAGGGCCTGCGCCTGCAGGCCTATCAGGATTCAGTAGGTGTCTGGACCATTGGCTACGGTGCTACCCGCGGCGTGAAGGCCGGCATGAAGATCAGCAAGGAGCAGGCCGAGCGCATGCTGCTGAACGACGTACAGCGCTTCGAGCCAGAAGTGCAGCGCTTGATCACTGTTCCGCTGAGCCAAAACCAGTGGGACGCCCTGATGAGCTTCACCTACAACCTGGGTGCGGCGAATCTCGAATCGTCCACGCTCCGCCAGTTGCTGAATGCTGGCAACTACGCATCTGCTGCAGAGCAGTTCCCGCGCTGGAACAAGGCTGGCGGGCAGGTGCTGGCCGGCCTGGTCCACCGGCGGGCCGCTGAGCGAGATCTGTTCCTGGGGGCAGCGTGAACGGCTGGGTGCTCTCTGGAGTGTTAGCGCTGTTGCTGGTGACCCACTGGGCGGCGTACGAACACGGTCGATCGGTTGAACTTGCCCAGGCTGACCAGAAATCAGCGAAACGGGACAGCGGCGACCGACTCGCCGAAGTGATTGGCGAGCGCGCGGCGCGTCTGGAAGAACACCGCAGCACAGATGCGCAACAAGAGGCGAGGGTAAAAGGCTATGAAGAAAGAAAGGTTGCTGATGCTGGCGCTGCTGACGCCGATGCTGCTGGCCAGCGGTTGCGCCACGAAGCCGGAAAGCTCGCTTCCACCGTCAGTTGCTCCGGCACGGATACCGCCGCTATCGCCCGAGGCCAGGCAGCCACCCGCGCCGCCATGGTGCTCTCCGAGCTGCTCTCACGGGCTGATGAACGAGCGGGAGAGTTGGCGCGGGCTTTTGACCGGGCACGAATAGCAGGCCAGCAGTGCGAGCGAGAGTACGACTCGTTGGTAAGGCGGGCACCGCGATCATAGCTCTGCTTGGAGGGGCGTGACCATGCGGTAAAAAAGAAGTGAATTTTTCGCCCGCTTTGTAGCTCCATTGACGGTGATTCTATGGAGGAGAGTCCAATGGCAGAGCACAAACTTTACATAATTGAGTATGAGCTTCACGGTGATTACCGGACGTTCATCATCCGGCAGGAGCGAATGGACAACGTTGAGGCTTGGCATTGGGCGAGTTGCGATGCCGGAGTTGGCGTAATTCCCAGGTTCGGTCAGCACAACATCAAGAAGGTCAGTCGCCCAATGGCTGAGCGCTATGGGATATCCAAGGTGCGGTGGCGCCCTAGTGGGCAAGGCCCTGAGTTTGTGGCGCCTGCGATTGATATGAAGAGGTTTTCCGCCGCTCCTTGAAGTCCGCAGCCCTGAGAGGGTTTGCCAGGGCGGCATCCGCCCTGGTGCTCCCAATTGATGTGGCCAAATGCCGCCATCGACCGATGATTCTGAACCTGAAACACTCAGAGCTTCGTCGTAGCTGGAGAACCAGATGAAAGTCGACACTGATGGGCTGTCATTGTCAGGACTGACTGTATTAGTTGTCGAAGATGATGAGATTCTTCGAACATTGCTGGTAGCAATCTTGGCTGAGATGGAGGCCACGTGTGTGGGGTTCGGCAATGCCGACGACGCCCTTATTCATCTCCTTGCATCTCAGGGTTCCTGCTCTCTGATGATCGTCGACCACCATATTCCTGGTTGCATCAAGGGAATGGAGTTTATCTCCATGGCTCATGAAAAATGGCCAAGGGTCCCAGCGATTTTGACCTCCGGTTCTCCTTTGGACGTGTCGACTATCACACCACCCATCAGCTATCTTTTTAAGCCTTGGTCCATCGAGGAGCTTGTTATGACTATTAACCGGGCGCTAGCGTACGAGACGCGTGCCGGCTCTGCCGACTAA